ACTTTTAGAAAGGTGGCTCCTGGTACTTTTGCTCATTCTGATAATGTTGCGGATTTGTGTGAAGCGATTGCTCTTGAACTTGGGTTGGATACTGATACGATGAGTGTTATAGGAAAGTACCATGACATTGGGAAAATGAATTGCCCAGAAGCCTTTTCGGAAAATCAAAACGGTGGTGGAAATATGCACGACAATCTTGATCCGATGGTGAGTTATCAAATGATTACCAGACATATCGGAGATACAGCTGTTGTTCTTCTTAACCAGCCTAATTTTCCAAGGAAGTTAATCGAAATGGTAATTCAACATCACGGTGATACTGTTTTGAGATTCTTTGCGAACAAGTCAAAATCAGCTGTTGATGATGTTTTTCGATATAAGTGTAATAAACCTCAAACGATTGAAGCGGCAGTTTTGATGATTTGTGATTCTGTTGAGGCAACTGCAAGATCATTGTCTGTCAACGGAAAACTTGAAACACCAGAGGAAAGAAAAGGTGTTATTAACAACACAATCAACCGTTTGATGGATGACGATCAGCTGGATGATGTTAAGGTTGGTGATTTGAAAAAAGTTAGAAGAGTTCTTTACAAAGAGCTGGAAAACAGGTATCATAAAAGAGAACTTTATGGGGATGAAGATAAAGAAGCAGATGGTGATAACCTTAGAATAGTAGACAATGGAAAGGAAGAATAAATGGATAAAGTTAGTATATTTTTTGATATGGTTGAAGATGAAGCAATAAAGCAGTTAAAGGAGTATGACAGGCTTTATTATACTGATGGAACTTCGCCCGTTGAGGATGAAGATTATGACTCATTGAAAGATTATACAAAGAAAACTTATCCAGATAATCCTTATTTCAAGGAAATTGGTGCTCCAGTTATCGGTGAAAAAGTGCCTCTTCCATTTGTTCTGGGTTCATTGAAGAAAGTCAAAGAGGATACTCTTCAAGCCTGGTTGAACAGACAACCAGGTCACTTATATCTTATTACTGAGAAACTCGATGGTGTGAGTTTTGCAGTTAATTACCGTGGAGGTGAAGTATACTTTGCGGCAACAAGAGGTGATGGTCATTTTGGTAGTGATATTACTGCGAAGGCCAAAATCTTTTGTGAAAAACAAATAGCTGAAAAGAGTTCTGTTTGGTATCGCGCTGAAGCAATGTTGGTTGGTGATACTCATAAAAAACTTGGTTTCAAAACGAGAAGAAATGGAGCGGCTGGTATTCTGAACCGTGATTATTTGAAAGACGATGAATCAATTACTCCAGTTTTTTATGAAGTTTTAAATTATGGTCCGGGAAATGAAACTGATAAACGTAACCATATGTTAGAACATTTCGGTTCGGGTAATGTTGCAAACAGTTTTATATTTGATACAAATAAACATGACATAAGTATATTGATTAAATTCCTTGAAATGGTAAAAGATAATGATTTGTATGAAGTAGATGGACTAGTCATTACACCTATGGACTATGAACGAGAGGATGTGGAATTTCCAGAACACAAAGTCGCTTTTAAAATGAATGAGAAACCAGTTGAAGTGACTGTGGATCATGTTGAGTGGAAAGTTAGTAGAACTGGTAGGGTTGTTCCGGTGATTCATATTCAACCAACGGAAATTCAAGGAGTCACTATATCTAAGACAACCGGATTTAATGCACAGTTCATAGTTGAGAATCAAATTGGTAAGGGTTCTGTATTGAATATGGTTAGAAGTGGTGATGTTATTCCATATATTACCGGATCAGTAACACCTTCTATATATGGCCCGAAGGTTCCAGATTACTGTCCTTCATGTGACCATGACTTAGTTAGAACAGGTGTTGATATAGTTTGTGAAAACGATAATTGTATATCAAGAGCCTTTAAACATGTTGAGCACTTTTTAAGAACAATGGGTGCTGAGAACATCACTCAAAAAACTCTTATCAAGCTCGAATTGGATACGATTGAAAAGTGTTATGAAATAGACGAATTTGAAATAGCTGGTTTTCAAGGTTTTGGAATAAAACGGGGTAGACAGATTGTGAATGAAATAGAGAAGACTTTGTCGACTACTCCTGATAAATTCATTCGGGCCTTGGGTATTCCTCATGTTGGGAAGACTTTTTCGAAGTCCGTGTACGATCATTTCAGACCACAATGTCAAAATGACGATCATTTCATGGAAAAAGCATGGAATTTATTGCCGAGTGAACTAGAGGAAATAGATGGTATTGGAGAGATAACTGCAAACTATTATTTCAAGAATATCAGGGCAGTTGGTGAAGGTCTACATGCTTTTCTTGTGAATAAAGGACTTCAATGGGAACAAGTGGCGAAAAATCTAGCGGGTATTAGTTTTTGTATGACTGGTAAGGGACCCCATGGAAGAAGTCACATACAAGGATTAATTGAGAAAAAAGGTGGTACTGTTAGAAGTATGAGTAAACAAGTCAGCTTTTTAGTTGCCGCTGACAAGAATACTCAGACAGGTAAAGCAAAGAAAGCAAGAGGATATGGTATCGAAATTATCGACTATAATGATTTAATGCAAATGTTAGAGGGATAAAATGGCAACGAAATTATTGAAATGGGAAGCAGAACAGCAGGTTCGAGAAGCTGTGGATGACTACCTTTCAGAAGGTACTCTTCAAGATGTTCTTGATGTTATATATGGTGAGAATATGTTCACTGTAGTAGACGCTGAGGAATTTAAAAAGAAATTATTTGGTCTGCAGAGTGATCCCATTGTATAAATAAAAGACGGGGGATATATTATGGGACAATGTAAGAATTGCACAGCATTTTTCCCACCTGACTTTATGGCAGATCAAGAGAAATGCCTATTTTGTGAGGGTGGAATAGATTCTGTGAATTTAAGAAAAGATGATGGAAGTACTGAAAAGTACTATAAAAGACAGTGTGTAGAAGATTACAAACTGTTTATGAACAAACTAAGGGATAAGCCCGGCGTGGCTGATGCCATAGTAAGAAGGAGAGTAAATTTTACACCGAAAGGAGAGTGAGAAAAATGACACAATGTGTAGTATTAAATGCTGACTACACATACCTAAACACAGTTTCAGTGAAAAAGGCTTTGTGTTTGTTGGCAAAAGAAAAAGTAGAGGTATTAAAGCACAGTGGAGAAGTTTTCAGAACAGGCTTAGGCTTGGTTATGAGAGTTCCGTCCATTATAAGATTGGTAAAACTAATCAGAACCTTGTACAAAGCAAGGGTTCCATTCAGTAAAAAGAATGTTATGGTTAGAGACGGATTCAAGTGTGCCTACTGTGGTATTGACAATGTAAGATTGACAATTGACCACATTGTACCAAAAGCGAAAGGTGGTAAGTCAACTTTTGAAAACTGTGTTGCGTCATGTAAACCATGTAACTCAAGAAAAGGTCACAAATCTTGTAGAGAAGCAAGAATGTTTCCAAAGGTTACAGCTCACCAACCAACTGTTATGGAATTTCTTCAGTTGAAAATGAAAGCTCAAGGAATACACAAAGTAATACAAGAGCTTTTTGCGAAATAGGAGATAGGGAACGGTTCTCCCGTTCCCTATACTTTTGCCAAGAAAGGGGGAGGTAAAATTGTTTAAATGGCAAAGAAAAGAGGTAAGACTGGCAAGGTATTGATGAAAGTCAAGAGGCCAGCAAGAATTGGTTTTTTAGGTTATTTGGGGGATGTTCAAGGTTGTGGTACGATACGAGTTATGTATCCGTTTATGTTGTTGAATCATGTAAGAGAAAAGGACTTACATTTTAATACTCAGTATATTAGCGCTTATGTTACTGAGCCTAACTTTTATAAAGATTTTACTTTTATTCAATTTCAGAGGTCTGCAACAGACCAGCACGTACAATTATATAAGCACTTCAAATCTGAAGTTCAATCCAAATTTAAAGTTCCGTTAGTTTATGAAATAGATGATTTATTAATTGATATTCCAGAGTGGAATTACGCCTCGCCGTATTACAAGAAAATGGAAGGTAATGTAAAATGGCTGATGGAGCAATCGGATGCGATGATTACATCCACACCAAGATTAAAGGAAGTATATAAGAAGTTCAATAAGAAAATTGAAGTGATACCAAATCACTTACCAAAATTTATATGGCAGGACATTTATCCAGCACATGACTATAAAGATGAAAATAAGAAAATGAAAATCTTATGGGCTGGTAGTCAAAATCATTTTGCTATGCCAGAAATAATTGGTAATGATATAAAAGGCGGAGACTTTGGTAAAGAACTTATTAATTATATTAGAAAAACAACTGACTTACATGAGTGGCATTTGATGGGTGCAATGCCCGCTGAATTAAGAGGAGTAAAGGATAAAATAAATTTCCATCCGTGGGAAAATATTTTTAACTATCCACGTAAGTTGAAGGCGATTGAACCAGATATTTGTATAGCACCTTTAACAGATAATGTTTTCAATAGTTGTAAAAGCAATATTAAGTCATTAGAGTATACAGCACTCGGAGCATCAAGTATTTTTTCTGATGTTATTCCTTATAAATCAATGTCGATTAGATGTAAAACTGATGTTGAGTTTATTCATTATATTGAAAAAATGGCAACCGACATTGACTTTAGAGCAAAGACATGGAAGAAAGACCATGATCGTATTAAGAGTCAATTGTACTGGGAAGAAAATAACAATTTGAAAAAGTATGTGAATACATACCTTAATATGTTTGGTCAAAAACTGTAAGTTTACTTTTTGAAATTTTAATGTTATAATTATTCAATAATAATATAGAAAGGAATAGATAAAAATGAGCGAAAGTGGACCACATGAGTTAAAATGTGAAAAGTTTTGTGTGCCTGAATCTGGTGATAAAGAACACGGATCATGGCTCAGAACCAGAGTTAGATGGTTGCGAAAGGGTGATGTTATAAGAATTATAAAAAACGGAAAACTTCAGGAAAAACCAACTTACATAGTTGTTGGAGACAAACCATATTTCTCAGATGCTCATAAGTGTTGGGACGTTCATATGAATATCTATGAGAGATAATGGAACCTGTTGATGTTTATTACAATTTTAGAAAAGCACAATCCGAGTCAAAGGGTCGTGGTTTTCGTATGCCAAAAGACTTTGATGCTCATTTAGAAAAGAAATTTTCTGATAAGAACAAAGAAGCACTTCTGTTGGCTACACAGTACTTCAATACAAAATGGACCAATGTAAACCCATATAAGTATATGCAGTGTGGGTTTGAGTTGTTTAAAACATTTTCATATTTGAAGTTCTTTGATCCCAGAGTAATGAGATTATATGTTCAACGAGATAAGAACGTGAAAAGGGAAATGGTTGTCAATAAGAAGAGGATAATTGAATCAGTCAAATTCATAAAAAGTTATATGAAAGAAAATAATATTCATATGACTAGAGATTACTTAGATTTAAGAAATGGGCATAGAAAATTAGTTGTAGATCATTATGTTCACGGTAATATTGATAAGTACTTATTAGTTTGGCTTATTAAGTCAGGTAGGTTAGTATTAACAGACGACGACAGGGCATCTATGACTTATATTGTTCATCAGTATAGAGATATTGGTGAGAAGCTACAAGAGATTAACGGATTTATGAGAAAGGTCGGTGATAAGCTATGAAAAAAATTGATAGTTTTACTGGAAATTTTGAATTTCTAAGTAACTTTAGTCCACATAGTTTTCGTGATGAAACGAATACCTTATGGCGTACTAATGAACACTACTACCAGGCTTGGAAGACTTTGAAATTTTCCGAACGAGGAAGAATTTGGAGCGCTAGCACACCCGGCCGGGCAAAGAAATTTGGTCAGGATGTAACTTTACGCGACGACTGGGTTTTTGCAAAATTTGATGTGATGAAAAATGGATTAAAACTAAAGTTTTCTCAAAATGACGACATAAGAGAATTACTTGTACAAACAGATGGTTACCATTTGGTAGAAGGCAACCGCTGGCACGACAACATTTGGGGTGAATGCAGTTGTTACAAATGTTGGGGAACACCAGGCTCAAACTGGCTTGGTATATTACTAATGGAATTAAGAGAGGAGATAATTAATGGAGAATAATGGAATATTCGATGATATTACTAATGAATTAGATAGAATAGGTATCGAAACAAGAGTACCTGTTGTTCACGCTATTTTTGTTAAAGATCATAGTGGATCAATGAGTCAAACGACACCGGATGGTGGTCAAAAAAGATGGGAACTGGCCATGAGTAATTTTAATGAACAGTTGTCTAAGATAAAAAGAGAAGCAGATGAAGTCAAAACAACCGTTACTATCATTGAGTTTGATGATAGAGTTATGGTTGATGGTAGTTTGATTTCAGAGGTTCAGAGCGGACCAACTTCAAGAGATTTTTCTTACGATGTAAGAGATGTAGTTGAGTTAAATAGCTGGTGGTGTGGTGGATCAACAGCTTTACGTGATGCCATAGGAGCGGCTTATCAACTTGGTACCGTTTTATTATCAAATAATGCAGATATTGAAGATCAATCAGTATTAGTTATGATTTTGACTGATGGTGAAGAAAATAACTCATTAGAGTGGTCCGATGAAATGATAAAATCAAAGATCAAAGAGCTTGAAGACTCAGGTAAATGGACTTTTACTTTTATGGGTGGACAGCTTCAAGCGTCTGAAATGATTACTAAAATGGGATTTGCAAGAGGTAATACTATGAGTATGTCACAAACTACTGCAAGTTATTCAGCAAGTTCTAAGATGAGTAATGCTGGTCTTGATAAATATTATATGATGAGAAAAAGAGGAGAAACAGCAACAAAAGAATTTTTTACGGAGGAAGAAGATAAATGGCAACAGAACGCAGGGGAGAATACCTAAAAGATAAGAAACCTGATGGTGAAATGTTAAAGAAGTTAATCCCAGAAGGTGATCTTTTGGTATCAGAAGGTCCGGAGGGTGAGCCACTCTGGAAAAAGAAAAAGAAGTTAAATGAAGCCGGAGAAGAGATCGGTGCGCTAAACGAGGGTTAAATGTTTGAAGACATTATAGGTGATATTGACCCATTAGATGAATTAGAAATACATCTAATGGCATGTGAAGAGTGTGATTTTGCCAGTTATATTTTAACTAAATTCCCAGGTACAAAAGTGTTATGCCAGGTAAGTGGAAAGCATAAGGGATACGATGAGTGGTGTGAAAAATGGGAAAAACGCACTAGAGTAAAACCAAAATAAGAGGATAATCATGGATTTGATAGATAAGATTGATGAAGCTACTAAGGTAAAACTTAGTGACGACGAAATAAAAAGCTACGCCAAAGAAATAATGAAGAAGTATAATTGTAGAAAACTGACCGGAATGATTGATGAACGTATATATGATTATGTTGATCCAGATTGGGAAGATGATGGTGATTACGAAGGTGAACATGATTGGTATATTGATTTTGGTAGAGGTGAAGCAGAATCAGACATTATTGAAGAAGTTGTTAGATATTTTGAAAAGAAGAAAAGAGTCAAATTTGATATTGACTCATTTGTAGATATTGGCAAATATATAGCAGAAAAATGTGGAATTGAATATTAAATTAAGGTGAATATGGTAGACTTTAAAGAAGATGTTGAAATTTGTTTGAGTGAGAAATTAAAATCAAACGATGAATATGCAGTTGACTTTTATAGAGCTATATGTAATATGAGGTGGCGGAAAGGTGAATCTGTATACTCTTGCACATGGAGATATGCAGGAGAATTTATAGCTAGGCTAAGAGATCAAGGTGAGGATTACCTTGATTTTTATTGTTCCGGTGGTGAGGGCAGAGTTAGTAATGAAGTAGAGTTAGATTTACAGGACTTAGGTTGGATGAAATTCGAATGGGAGACTGAAGATGATGAAGATTATAGTTTATTATCATAATGATATGGATGGAAAATGCTCGGCCGCCATAGTCAAACATGCTTATGGGGATCGAGCAAATATTGAATTTGTTCCGCTGATGTACGACGACGATGTAGAATTACCTGGTGATATATGGGCACATGACAGAGTCTATATTTTGGATTTTACATTGCCGAAAAGACAGATGGATGAACTATGTACCTTGTTGCCGAGAAAAGATGTAATCTGGATTGAGCATCATGTGACTCAACTCGTAAAATACGAGGATAAGTATTCCCACTTTGAGGGAATACGGAAAAATGGTACGGCATCGTCAAATCTAACATGGAAATTCATGTATGGACAGTTTAACGAGCCGCCGCCAGTCGTAAGGTGTGTATCGAATATGGATTTATGGAAAAAAGATAATCTAAATGACGTACATCTTTATGAGTGGTTAATAACTTACATGGGTGGCCCACAGGATGCTAAGTGGGATTCACTATTTCAGAGATCAGAAATTCCATATGAAATGATAGAAAGAGGTCAAGTACTAAGAAATAGTAGAATAAATCAAATGCAAACAGATGTACTAAGAGCCGGCTATGAGTCTGATATTGATGGACATAAATGCTTCAAAGTAAATTACTCCAGTTGTGAGTCAATATCGGATGCGGGCCGTTTTATATGTGATGAGTTAGGCTATAAATTAGCATGGATTTATCACGCTAGGAAAAACAATGATGGAAAATTAGTTAGAGTTAATAGCCTCAGAGGTTCTGATGAAATAGACGTTTCTGAAATAGCCATGAAGTATGGTGGAGGTGGACATAAGGAAGCGGCAGGATTCGTTGAGAGGCTTGAGTAAGTAAAATGTTTACTTACTGCGCGAGATAATGTATAATAGAGAAAATTGTGAAAAGGAGTTAATATGAAAAAACTTGTTATTTTAGGATCATTTCTTTTAATCACGTCATTTGCTTTTACAGCAAGCGCTGATGAGTTAAGGACATACTACAATCAGAATGTACCTTACAAAGCGTTCTTTCAGAAACACAACCCAAAACAAATCAAAGTTCAAACTACTCAGAATGGACGAAAAGTTCAAGCGGTTGTGCCTGCTAACATCGTGAACACACAAAAAGAAGACAAAACACAGGAAAAAGAAAAAAAGGATAACTAAATGAAATCATTGAGAGGGTTTGGTATACTTCTAGTGACATTGCTATTTCTTGGTTGTGCGACAACACATGAGAAATTCACCTATGGTGGATATACAGAGTCACATGAACAAAAAATGACTGTATTTCACCAGTATGAATTGTCTTATGTCGTTATGGACAAGAAAGGCAGTAAATTAACGAAATCCGAACCCTTTATGATGAACAGAAAATTTGCTTTACCAGAGAACACAATTGATTTGGGAATGGGTCTTTATATTAAGAACCCAATGAAAAATTACTATGAAATCTGGGAAGAGTATGAATTGCTTTACAAAAATACTAATGAACCATATCAAATCAAAAGACGGCTTTCTAAGTCGGAGCTTCCCGATATGATTCTTAGAATAACATTGCCGAGGCAAAGCGGAGCTGAGTACAAGTATGAGGTTAAGGTTATTGATGCTGTCGGTAGTACTTTATTTCGCATGGGTTATGCGGAATACCAAATCTTAGGGGAGTAAAAATTTAAAGGAGGAATATGTATTATGAAAAAGTTGTTAGGTGTTGTTTTAACTGCTCTGTTGGTTTTCGGTGGAGCAGGAGTTGCTATCGCGGGTTGGGGTAATTGTCATGGTAATACTTGCCCAGGTGACCAAACTGCAACAGGTTTCTATCAGACCCAGACTCCATCCGAAGATTATTCGAGTTCGAGTACTGGATGGCATGGTAATTACAATGATAATTCTGAAGCCTATGCTTATGGTGCCTCTGGTGGTGATGTTGAGACCTATGCTAATGCTCATGGTTCGACTCGGGAATCTGAAAGAGTAAGGGATTGGTATCATAAGACCCATCGCGGTGGACATTGGCATTACAAAACTATTTACACTGAAGTTCCGAACATGGCTTATGAAGAAGGTCGTGCATCTTCGTGGAGTATGAGTGATACTTTTGCATGGTCGAAAGACTTTGGCACCACTTCAATGGCCGGTGCGGATGCTTACTTTTATGGGACTGCTGACACTCATGGTAAAGCCATTGGTGAAGACGGTTGCAGAGAGAAAGTTTTCGGTACTGTTTGGGTAGCTGGTACAGTTATGCAAGGTAATGATGCTGGTGAAACCGGATACTCGAATGGTCAAGGTATCGCAGGTGGTAACACAAGTATGGCTTCATTCTATGCCGAAGATTTTGACTTTGAGGATGGTCGTGGTTATGTGCATGACGACAATTGGATCGACGGTTCTGCTTTTACAAAAGGTTGGACTGAAGTAAGTATTGATCCTTATGGTCACCGCAGAAGTTTTAGTGGTTATACCACAAACTTCGGTGAAGTGAATGTATCTCATGGATTGCAGGACAGTGTTGTTGCTGGTTCTGGTGGTATCAGTGGTTTAGTTCAAAAAGCTGGTGCTTTTGCTAATGCAAATGCCGGTTTCAGTTATCAAGGTTTCACCAATGGTGAGGGTAATGCTCAGATTAATGGTGCTATCCATGTCCATGGTAGTTACAGTGAAGCTACTGCTTCTGGTTCGTCTTACGCAGTAGGAAATTAATCAGTAAAGGTTATGGGGAAGTACCTTAAACTTCCCCAAAAACAAAATAAAAATGTGAAAAGGAGAAGTTATTATGTTCAAGAAAATCGTAGTAGGTATTGCAATGATCGCTCTTATCGCTATTCCAGTTTCAGCTATGGCAGGTGAAGGTCAGGGTGGAAAAAAGAGTGGCTCTGAGGCAACCGCAATTGTTGGTGAAGTTGGTGCTTCAATCGACAGTCACGATAAAATCACTAATAAAGGTGCTCGTTTCCTTCCTAACCCAGGTCAAGTTCCGTTGCCAGGAACAAACGGTTTCTTTACCGCTCCGACACCTGATAGTTCATTCAGAAGTATTCGTGATCTTATCACAATAGACGACCCGAATGCCAAGTGTTTGAGGATTTCTGAAGGTGCTTTGGAAAATTGGGCAAGTGGTGCCGATGTTGATGAAAATATCAATATGATTCGTGAAGCAAAGGTATTAGCACGAGGTAATAAAGCTATGAGACAATTTGCTGACGGAACCGAAGAAGAAGTTCGTTGGTTGAACATCTGCATTGAAGCCCCAAAGGGTTTCAGAACGGCCGCTTTAGTTGATGGTGAGGCTGACGATGGAACGACCAATATGTTAGGTGTTCTTGGTGTAGTCGGTGATAAACTCGTTGAAAACGGTATCAGTACTTTAGTTATTAGCGCTGAAGGTGCTCACCGAGCTGTTGAGGCTTCTGGTTGGGGAATTGGTCTTTATATGTTGGGTAGCGATGTAAGTAAAGGTGGTTCAACTGCCGGTATTATGGGTGGTGGAACTGGTTATGCAAGCAACGAAACTCAGACCGAAGATAATCCCTGGTTTCAAGGTAAAGCAGGTATGATCGTGGAGTAAAGTATAACTGATTTATTGCAATAAGTCAATTTTAAATGGGGAAAGTAATTACTTTCCCCATTTTTTATGTTTACATTTTGGGGGAAATTTGTTAGGATATATAAGTCGTGGCATAAAAAGCTAATATAAAAAAATAAAAAAGCATAGATTCCATTGATTACTAACCACGACAAGTAATTACAATGGGGGAGAGAGGATGAGTAAATGGATTAATAAGGACTTGTTTAATGATTTTCAGAAAGAAAAGAAAGTAGAAGCGGATGCACCGCAACAGCAGTTTGGTTTAAGAAGAAGTGATTTAGTGTGGGAAACACCACAAAAAGGAACTTCCGAAAGACCTAAGGTTTATGAGGGAAGATTTGTACCAGACCCAAAGGGTAATTTCTATAAGAAATACTCTTATCACATGTTTCAGTCTGGTGAAAAATGGGCTTTTATTCTATGCCCTAAAACGGAGGCATTTGAAAATTATTGCCCTGTTTGTTCAGTGACTTCAAAGTTGTACCAAGGTTCTCCGGCAGATAAGAGAATGGCGGGATCGTATAAGAGGAAAGAAAAGTTTGTTAGTAACTTTTTTGTCGTAAATGATCCACGAGACCCGGAGCGAGACGAAGAAAAAAGAGTTAATGGAACAGTTAAATTGTATGAATTTCCTGGAAAAGTTGAAATGAAACTTAAAGAGGAAATCACAGACGTAAAGAATGGTTATGGTTATAGAATCTTTGATCCAAGCGAAGACGGACATAATTTCATTCTGAAAGTACTTGCTACCAAGAAAGATCAGAACGGTAATGTATGGCCAGACTATAGCTCGTCAACATTTTCGCGAAATTCGGATTCCATCGGAACTGATAGTGAAATTGATACTATTATGAAAAGTTGTACAAATTTGGATGAATACGTAAATAACTTAGCCGTGACGGAAGAAAGAATAGAAGAAGTTCTAAAAACCGAAATGGTCTGGGATATGGTATCGAGTGAGTGGAATAAAGTAAGGGGTTTGACTGAGGCAAAGCCAGAAATTCAAGCACCTGGCGTTCAAGAAGATATTGATGATTCGGTGTGGGAAAAAGACGATACATCACCGGACCCAGTTGAAGCTGAAGATGATACAAAACCATGGGAAGATGGCGATAAAGACTTGGATGATGCAGATTTGTTAGCAGAGCTGGAAACCATGTAAGGAGTTAGAAATGAAGAAGTTAGTATTACTTGTAGCACTTGTGTTTATGATTACTATACCATTGGGCTGTACTGCCGAATGGTATAAACATGACACTGTTTATAAAACCAATGACCATATGTTTTTTTCATGGTGGGGATATAAAAGTCCAGACGATCAAGACCTGAAACAATCTCAGGAAGAAGGTTGGTGGGGCGACGAAGTTCCTTATATACCTGGCGAATAATTTTCCTTGACAAACCGCAAAAAATGTATTATAATATATTATAGTTCAGTTTTGTGGAGGAAAGGAAAATGAGTAAAGCATTAGTACCAAGAGGAAGCAGATTTGGTAGTTGGGTTCCAGAAGCTTTCAGAGACGATTTTGATAGCTTATGGGACAATTTTTTCGGAGATATTGATCGAGTGTTTGGTGAGTGTTGCTATGAAAACGACGAAGGCGATGTAGTCTATAATATCGAAGTACCGGGATTTAGTAAAGAAGACTTAAACGTCGAAGTCGGTGATGGCATACTCGAAGTAAAAGGCGAGAGAAGTATTCAAGAAGGTGAAAGATTCGCTGGAAAACGGTCTATTCATAAAAGACTAACAGTTGGAGACGTCCAAGATGCAGTCGCCGTTGTTAAGGATGGAATCTTAACACTGACATTGAAGTATTCTAAAGCCGATGTGAAACAGATCAAAGTTGTAGATGATGAGTAAGGTAATCTGACGACCTTAGAAGCTAGGCATATCAATTAAGTCCTAGTCAGGTTGAAAATAAGACCCGGATAGATGGGGGTTCTTATTACCTCAGCTTAATACCTGATAGTGACTTCATAATAGAAAGTCACACTATGAGAATATTATATAAGAAGAGTAGATTAGTAAGAGATTAATACTAGTGATGTGAAGACCCCGAACGGACGCCATATATTCGACCGTTTGGGGTTTTCCTTTTGGGAGAAAATAAAAATGAAAGTAGACGGAGATTGGGGATGCGGTGACGGCTGTGGTGTAAGTGATACACGGAAATGGTCACCAAATAGCATTTATAACATAGAATGTGGTGAATGTGGTATAGAAGTAGAATTTTTTAAAGATGAAAAGAAAAGAACTTGTCCTAATGGACATAAGGTTTACAACAATAATGTAGGATATGATTGTTGCTAAGGAGAATATAAAATGGAAAACAAGAAAGAAGATAGGAAAGAAGTAATTGAAATTAAAGGTGGGCCAAAATTTTGGAGGAAATATTTGGAAAAGCTACGGAAAGCGAAAGAAGAGGGATGCACAACCTGTGGTTGTTGTAAATAAAATTGGTTTACAGTCATAAATAAGTGTGATATTATTATAGGAGGATTAGGAATGGCTGATAAAATTGGTGTTGTATTAGCTAGACAGACATGGAGAGTTGAAGTTGATGAAAGGATGGGGCCTGAAAATCCATGCTTATGGATGCAATCGGGTGTCACAAAATTCAAAAACTGCACTAATGAATATGACTGTATAACTTGTAAGTATGATAAAGCAATGGGTGCAAAAGCGGCCAAGGGTAAACAAATGACTTGGCAAGATTCAATGAGGAGATTAGGAGATATGGATAGAACTTGTAGACATACCTTAACCAATAAAGTAGGTGGTCGAATTTGTGCCATAAACTATGAGTGCTCAAAGTGTGAGTTCGACCAAATGTTCGAGGACTATATGCAAGGAGACGAAATACTATGAAACCAAGAGGTGGAAGACGTATTGACAAAAAACGTAATGAAATGAGAGAGTGGACTGATGATTAAAGAAGTAACTAAAAAGCCAGATACCGGTGGTGGTCCAGTGGATGATTTAAAACCAAGACCACTAAAACCAAGACCTATATGAAATGTCCGGGCCTTGATACAAGATATTGGAAAGAACAAGATATTTTTGAAGTAACTTGTCCTGAGTGTGGCACTAGAGTTGAGTTCTTTAAAGATGATTCCAAAAGAAAATGCTTGGGATGTGGTAATTTGTTTTTCAACCCTAAAGTGAAAACAGATTGCCTGCAGTACTGTAAGTTTGCGGAAAATTGTAAGGAGTTACTAAATAAGGAATAATGGCTAAAGGCGGAGATTTTGAGAGATTAATAGCTAAAGAGTTAACGATATGGTTATCAGGTTCACCGAAGCCCTACATGTTTTGGCGCATGCCGGCGAGTGGTGGCCTCGCAACCATACATGAAGAGTGTTCCGGGTTAGCCGGTGATATAAGATCAATTCATAAAGACGCAGAGTTCTTTACTGACATCTTTGCAATCGAGTGTAAGACCGGCTATCCCCAGACCTCATTTTGGCAACATTTCAAAGGAATAAAGAATTTTAATATTGAGTCATTTTGGCTCCAAGCGTGCGGTGAAGCCATGGGTTCCAATAGGCGACCCATGTTAATATATAGAAAGAAAGGCAATAAGCCTTTGGTTGGAATAACTGATGATGTAGTCATTGAGTTAGAAAGAGTAACTGATTTAAGCGAAATGCCTAGTATATATATGTACTGGCCAGTTCAGAAAAATATCCAACCACTACATTTGTTTAATCTAAAAGAATTTTTAGAAAATGTGAGTCCAGACGATATAAAAGAAGCAGGTCACCAACTGGGGGTATGGGAATGGCTACGATAAATGTAACACCGAAGCAGTTCGGAGATTTAACTGTAAGTTTTTTATTAGATAAGATACTGCATCCAGATGAAGTTGTATCGGATGATGAAAACTTTAATAAATTCATAGACTCTGTAAAGGGTAAAGGAATTAAGTCAGCTTTGACTCAGCATTATGTTAAGATGGATTCGCAGAGTAGACTTGACTATAAAAGAATAAAGGATATTTTTGATGGGTCAACGAATGACATTCAGAATATTAAAGTTGTACCAGAAAAGAAAATTAAGAAAAAGAGTAAAAAAGAGAAAGAAGGCTTCATAAAGAAAGTAGGTAAAGCAGTACTTAAGAAGCTGATAGGTCAAGGTCCATTATCACTTGATGCAGAAGAGTGGAAAGTACTCAATGAGACAATAGAATGGATGGATCAGATCAGGGAGGAACATAGTTTAAATGGGTGAATTAAGTGGGACTTTTACAGATAGTCCAGAAGCACAAATAGCACAGGACAAACAGGTGGTTGAGCCACCGGATGGAAAAATAAAAACAGATGTAGCTGATTGTTTTGCGGATGCAGAATATCAGGGTTTTCCTGTATTTGATGTTTCGAAAAAAGAGTTTTATGATAATATGAGAGCAACTAGACAGAGATTGAGATTTAAATCAGATACGTCAGCTCAAGATTATCACAAGAAAACTAATTATAAGACACCGTTTTATATTAGAAATGCAGAAGATGGATATATGAGAAGAATCAAATAGTTGTCTGGGAAGTTGGCTTAGAAGCAGCCACCTTATAATGAGTGTGGGTGATAATATAATAGGGCTTTCATATGTGATTGAAGTAATGGTTCATACTTAGCATATGCGAGTCCTGAGCCGGGACAGTAAACCCCTTGTCATAGTAGGGAACCAGTGACAACCTTTGGCGTAATAGCACACCAGACACAAATAAAAAAGGAGGCTTTAAAATGTTTATTCCAGTTCAAGTAGAGCCGGACGTGGGTGAATTTGCTTCAGCTTATTCTTTACCGTACCTTGTGAGTGAAAATCATCCACAAATTGATTATGTGCGTGGTTTAATAGAAAAAATCAGATCAAAAAGAAAAGAGTTAAAAATCTGCGAATCGGATCATTGGATTCCTTTTCATAGAGTTATGACCTTTTCATTTGGTGGTATTGAGTTAATGAATACGGAGTATGATGAAACTAAACGCTACCAAGAAGATCAAGAAACGATTAGACGTTTATTAGGAAATACTAAAGGACGATTTTGAAATGTTTGAAGATATATTAAAAAACGAAGACCCCGAACCGTTTAAGTTTGGGCCATCAGACAGGTATGTAATGTACTTCAAAGATGGAGAAGCGTTCGAGTATGAAGTAAGCATCAGTAGTAAAGAGTTACTTGATGCACTGCCTGCATTTCCATCGTATGAACTGATAAAGAATGGACCAGCAGAGTTTGTAGAATTTATCAAGGCTCACTTGCTATTAGAAAAGTGTTTACTTATGGAGTCAAGTGTAGTATAATTGGTATAATGTTGAAAAATTAAGGAGCTGAGCTGATGAAAGATGTGGTAATTCTATTTGACTTCAACAACTTAGTATTTAGAAACTTTTTTGTAAAGGATATAAATGCTCATACTACCAACCCAGATTACATGTTGTGGCGGTATAATATATTTAACTCAATTTACCAATCACTATGGAAACATAACAATCCAAAAGAATTGATAATTGCAGTTGACGATAGAAGTTCGTGGAGAAAATCTTATTTTAAAAGATATAAAGAGTCAAGGAAGAAACAAAGAGACAAATCAGATGTAAATTGGAAAGAGTTATTCAAACAACTTGATATGCTGGTCTCCGACCTGAAACACTATATGCCATTCAAGGTAATAAAGATAAGGTCGGCTGAAGCAGATGATGTAATTGGAGTACTTGCCACAGTTATGAATGATAACTGTGTAATTATATCAAATGATGAAGACTATTTACAACTTTGTTCGGATAGAGTTAGAATCTATAACCCGGGACACAAAGAGTACTCAGAGTGCAAAGACCCACAGGGATTCATTCGTAAGAAGTCATACATGGGTCAGAAGAAGGATGATATTTTCAATATCATAACACCGGATGACTGGGGCCAAACACCTGAAACAGAAGGTAAAAGAAAGCCTGGTTTTGGTGAGGTTGCTTTTGAAAAAGTATTAAAAGAAGGAACTCAAAAGTGGCTCGAAAAGACACATAAAAATAAGTGGTATGGTGAGATTGATGTAAAAGCAAATCTGAAAAGAAATAAGATTCTTATGGATTTTAACTACATACCACAAACAATCAAAGGTAGAGTATGTGATGCTTACAATAACTACACCTTCCCACCGCCATCGAACATTTATCAATTCTTTAAAAAATATAATATGAGGGGATTCTTAGAGGATTTCAATAAGGTGGAGAGTAAGTTATTGGAGCTGTATTAGATGGATAAAAAACCAGAAGCAAAAAGAAAAGTAGATGTAAAAATAATTTATGACTATGAAAAGGATGAAATAAATGTTCTATCGGGATTCGAAAACCCGAACGATACAGTCAAGTTGATTCAGCTTGGACTGGAGGTGTTCTTAAATTCGATAGAATCTTTAAACTGTCCATCATGTGGAGAAACAGTACATCCTAAATGGTCACATTGTGCGGATTGTGGTCAGGAGCTATGACCAAGGTAGTAAATGTTAAGAAGTATACAGGTGATTACGTCTATATAGGAAGAGGCTCTATTTGGGGTAACCCATTTAAAATAGGCAAAGACGGAACAAGACAAGAAGTAATCATCAAATATGAGAAGTATGTAAGGGGTAGACCAGAGCTAATGGCTGATTTACCCAGGTTAGAGGGGCAAGTACTTGGATGTTATTGTAAACCAAAGGCTTGTCATGGTGACATATTGGTTAAACTTTTACGCGAGAGAGGACTTAAAAATGAAACCAAGATTTGCAGTATTGAACGAAATGGAAAGGGATGATTTTGAAAAGAAAGAACAACTTTCCTATGGCTATGGAAGTGTCGATATTTACGAAGACATTGAGCAAGCCATTGAAGAAGCAGAATGGTTTGGATTGGGATATGTAGTGGAGGAAGTATCCGAAGACGGTAGGCAGGTCGTCCATAGGGTATAACCTTCTTGGGCTCGGGGCTGAAACAACCTTGGACCCAGTGATTCCGGATACAACTGGGATAACCTAAAGGCCCCGACCATTCCAAGGGGGAGAAAATTGAAATCTGTATTTGTTGAAGAGAAAACACTCGACGGCATGTGGTTCACATTGCTGTCTGAAGTATATAAGCACGGAAGAAAAAATCACATAGATAATGGAAGTTTTGCAGGGAGCAATAGATTAGAGTTTGACTATGTTGCGGGTACAATAGAATTTCCAACCACACGACCATTGGCACCAATAGTTCCAGAAGGTGTCCCACCAGTTACAACCGATGAAGAAATAGAAAAGTACTTTGTTAACTATCTTATGGATGGTACTCTTGAAGGCAATGAGCACTATAAGTATGCCACATGGGTTAGTGGTGGTAATTATAAAATGCCAATGACAGAACGAATAAAATTCTATACTGAAATTGGTAATAAAAAAGTAGAAATATGGTCTAAGGATGTTGATGATATAATGGTTATAGATGTTCCTAATCAGGTTGATTGGATCATAGATCACTATAAGTCAAAGGGACATGGTAACAATCATTGTTATATTCAGGTAGGATATCCTGAGTCAAGTTTTGCTTATGATATACCATGGGAAACTGAGGACCAAAGACAAACAAGTCCTTGCTTAAGAGGAATAGACACACATATAAAAGACGGAAAGCTATGCTTTGCCGTCGTTTTTCGTTCATGGGACCTATTCGCTGGATTCCCTGAGAATATGGGTGGTATAACAATGCTCATGGAGTATATGGCTGAGCAAATTGGAGTCAAGACAGGTCCGCTTTCTTTTTCATGCCTTAAACTACACTGCTACGATTCTCAAATCGAGGCAGTCGAAGCGAGGCTTAACATATGAAAAGTGAAGGCATTTTAGATGAAATAGAAAAGATAGTGGATGATGCGTGGGATGTTGAGAAGAAGAGGATAAATACTCATATCGACGAGTACCGGGAAGAGCATAAAGGTCATTTTGATAGAATGGTAATGGATGAACACCGTCGTCATGCCGCAAGATATAGAGATCAATACATGCGGGAAATAGAAAAAAGAACAAGATGGGACTCACCTTACTCTCAAAATTTTGGTGAGTACTACAGTACTCCAACCAAGCATAGACATAAATGTACATCATGTCAATCAGAAATTGAAGTGCTTTTTATAGAAGAAAGACATGATTGGAGAGCACTTACCCATGGAAGACCAATAGAGAGAAGAGAAATAAATCATTTCTATTGCCCAAAGTGTAGATCAGAAATTAGAATAGTTGGAAAAATATTAGAAATAAGAATTAATATGACGGAGTAATATTTAATGAGTGATAATTTTAGTTTAAGTGAAAACGCAGTAAAAATTTTTAAAGATTTATATTCATTTCAAGAGGAGTCAATAGAGGATACATTTAAGAGAGTATCAAAAGAATTTGCAACAAACAAAAAAGAAGAAGAGCTAGCATATAGGTTATTATCACAGGGTTATTGGAGACCCAATACCCCGGTGTTTTTAAATGCCGGCACCAAACATAAAGTATTTTCAGCATGTTATGTCGTAGGACTAGAAGATAGTATGAATAGTATTTACGATGTAGCTGATGTTTGTAGAAAAATATTTCAGTATGGTGCCGGTGTTGGTATTCCTATTGGCAATTTAAGGGAAAAGGAATCTTGGATTTTTGAGGGTAACGAAGAGAAACTACCAGAGGGAAAATCATCAGGTCCGATAACTTTTATGAAGTTATATGATGCCGTGGGGGAGACCACCAAGTCAGGTGGCCGAGTTAGACGGGCGGCTATTCTGGTTTCTATGCCAGTATGGCACCCTGATATAATGGACTTTATTAGGTGTAAAGAAAAAGACGGTAGATTATCTAATATGAACATATCAGTACTTATTACGGATAAGTTCATGCAGGCCTTAGAGGACAAGGTTCCTTTTGACCTTATTTCACCTTATGATGGTAGAAAGGTTGGACAGGTAGACCCACAAGAAGTATGGGAAGAAATATCTCAAATGTCTTGGAAAAATGCTGATCCAGGTGTACTCTTCATTGATGCAATGAACAAGTATAATCCATTGGTAAAAGAATTACTTATAGAGGCTACAAACCCATGTGGTGAACAACCTTTGTGGCCATTTAATGCGTGTAACCTATCGGCTATAAATATTTGGAAGTTTGCCAAGGGAATAGGTGATTTTGATTGGGATGGTTTATATCAGACTACATATAAAGTCATGGGTTTAATGGATAATCTGATTGATGTAATGGATTTTCCGGATGACGATGATATTCTTGGTAGACAAAGATTTAGAACTAATACTCTCAATCATAGACCAGTTGGAATAGGTCCGATGGGACTAGCGGATGCCATGTATACATTAGGTTATAGGTATGATGGTGCTGATGGAAGAAAATTTGCTACGGAAGTTATGCGAGTAATGACTTGCGCGTGTGCATTTAGAAGCACAGAGCTAGCGAGAAAAAAGGGATCATTTCATAATTATGAAACACATAAGGAAGAAGTTGAGAGAATTTTAGAGGAACACACCGGCAGTGATAAGGTAACAATGGATTTGGTAAGAGAACATGGCGTAAGAAATTGTCAGTTCACTACATGCCAACCTACTGGAACAACAGCACTTTCGTGTGATGCCTCTTATGGCATAGAGCCAATTATGGGATTAAGTTTTCAAAAAAATCTCATTTCAGGTGATACAATGACTGTAGTCAATCCTGTTTTTGAAGAACGATTCAAGAATGAGGATTGGTACTCGACAGAATTACCTGATAAAATATTTAAAAACGGCGGATCGTTAAAAGGACTTCGTGGTATTCCAAAAGAAGTCAAAAATGTATTTGTGACAGCCCATGACATTAAGTACAAAGACAGAATAGACATGCAAGCGGCCTTACAGAAGCACTGCTCAACGGCTATTTCAAGTACTGTAAATTTGTCGAAAGAAACAACAGCTACGGAAATGGCTGATTTATATGAATATGCGTATAAAAAAGGTTTGAAAGGTATAACTGTATACCGTGATGGCAGTAAGAAGAACCAACCAGTAACATTCTCAGAAGAAATAAAGAAGGTAGAAGTATTTGATAGACCGAAAACTCTTGATGCTAAGACTCATGTAGTCGAAACAGGAAATGGTAAGATGTATGTGACCGTTTCACATCATAAGGGTAAGCCACTAGAATTATTTATTTTTCTTGGTAAGAGTGGTCAAATCCTTAATACCCTAACAGAAGCAATGGGTAGAGTAATATCAATAGGTCTACAGCAGGGCGTGCCAGTAGAAGAAATTACTAAAACTTTGATAAATATAAATAGTGATAAGATGGTTTGGTACCGTTTCGAAGATACGGATCAAAGACCAACACAAATACTGAGCATCCCCGATGGTGTAGCTAAACTACTTGATAGGTATTATACTGGGGTGAGGTACAACGGAGAACTCGGTGGAGAAATCTGCGAGAAATGTGGTAACTTTATGACTGCAATGGAAGGTTGTTTCAATTGTCCAGCATGTGGTCATAGTAAATGCTCATAGAAAGGAGAAAAAATGGCACTAAGAGATTATTTTAAAGAATCAGAACAAGTTGACTTTAATCTTGACCAATTATTCGAAGCAGAGGTTGTGAGCATGGGTGGTTTTGAAAGACCAATGACTGGTGCGCAAATAGCCAGAGAATTAGGTATAACAAGACAAGCCGTGTCCAATAATTTAAAACGAGCTATGACTAAAGTATACGCAGAGGTCAAGAAAACTGAGAAAGGTTGGGGTCCATTTGAGACAGCTGTAGCAATGTCACAAATGTTTGGGGTTGAGCAAGACAGTCCGGAAGAACTAAAGAAGTTCTTCAAGTTATTTCCGCCGAAGTTGAGGAAAGAAATTGAAGCAGACGCAGTTAGCCAACTCGCACCAGGCGATCAAAAACAGTTTAAAAAATAGTAAACTATGCAGGGATTGCTGTAGTTGTAAAACAAAAAATGGTAAGGTTTTTTGCAAAGAGGGATTCTTTGCAGAGAAATCTGATAAATCAATGATATATACGCCTTTTGATTTTGATTGCTATGAATGGGAAGAATGTTAGTTTACATCTTCCCATTTTTATAGTATAATTATCTCAATACTAGTTCCACTACTAGTAAATAAAAAATGTAAAAGGAGAAAAATGTTATGAGAAGTGGAAAAAAGAAGATGGGCTTGAAAAGCATGATTGGACTTGGATTTGTTGCTGTATTAGTCGTAATCGGTGCTATGAGCCTACCGATGATCGTTGATACTGTCGAAAAAGGCACGTATCAAGTAAAACAGGCGGCCGTTAGTGGTACTATGGACGCCAAAATGACCCCAGGTCTGTGGTTACAAGCATGGGGTGATATTGATGTATGGCCCAAAGCTGATACATTCTTTTTTACACACGACAATGATACCGAAGGTGACATTGATATTGATACATCAATGGAAGTAAGGTTTAATGATGGGTCGATGTGTAAAATTTCTGGAACCGCACGTGTTATTATGCCAACAACAAAAGACGAGGCAATTGCTTTGACTACTGTTAGAGGTCATAAGACTTACAAAGATGTTCAAGAAAAACTTATCAAACCTACAGTACGAAATGTACTCCGTTCAACTGCTAACCTTATGTCCGCAAGAGAATCCTACTCTGAAAAACGACCCGACTTCGTAACTTGGTCACGTGACCAGATCACCAATGGTGTTTATGTTACTGAGGAAACAACGAAAGAAGTTGAAGACCTGGTAACCGGTGAGAAAATCTGGAAACGAGTTAAAAAGATCAGAATGGGTGAAGATGGTCTGCCGATGTATCAGATGAATCCGATGGAAGGAACCGGGATCGAGTTGAAGAACTTTGAAATTAAGTCATTTGTTTATGAGAAAAAAGTTCAGAAACAGATCGCAAGTCAGCAGGAAGCCCGAATGGCCGTTGAGACCGCCAAGGCAAAAGCTGAAAAAGCTGAGCAGGACAGATTAACCATTGAAGCTGAAGGTAAAGCTAAGGTTGCTACCGCTAAGTACGAAAAGGAACAAGAGAAAATTCGTGCGGTTGTTGCCGCTCAACAGGCTAAAGAAGTTAAGGTCATTCAAGGTCAGCAGATGAAAGAATTTGCCGCTCTTGAAAGAGATGCCGCCAAACTTAATAAAGAAAGAAACATCCTCGACGGGCAAGGTCTTGCTGAAAAACGTAGACTGGTATTGGCCGCTGATGGTGCTTTGAAACAAAAGCTTTCTACCTTCGAAGCAGTCCAGAAAGATTGGGCTGATGCTTATGCTCGAAGAAATGTACCTGCTTATTACCAAACTGGTGGTGCGGGTGAAGCCGGAAGTTCTGATGGAAATCTTGACTTACAAACCAGACAGTTTATGCAGATGATTAACATTATGACTGCTAAACAACTTGGACTTGATCTTTCAATCCAAGCCGGAACTGAATAGTCAATAAAATCAAAAAGTTGATCGGGGTTACTACGGTAACCCCTATTCACTTTGAAAGGAGACAAAAATGTTTGCACAAGGAATTATAGGACTTTTAATCTTAGTTGGTTTTTGTTTTTTGGTTTATAAATTTATCATCGAGCCAAGACTTCCTGATACCAAAAATCAACCAGAAGGAATACAAATACTCAGTGATAAGTTAGAAAAACTTAAGGAAATGAGAGAAGAATATGAAGCCGCAATTCAAGAACGAGATGTTACTGGTCAGATGAAAGTGATTGACGAGGAAATTGAAGAAATAATAAGGGAGATAAAAAATATAGAAAATGCTTGACCTTCAGATTGTCTCCGATTTTATGTTCGAGAATTTTGAAAGGGTCTCCTCTTCCAAGAACGGGACCCATTTCCTTGCCAGATGTTTAATTTGTGGGGATAGTAAAAAAAGTAAGAATAAAAGAAGATTTAATCTTGATTTTAATAGTGGGAACCCGATTTATCACTGCTTCAACTGTGAAGGCGATGAAGGATCGGGTTCTTTTTTGCAGTTATATTCTTATGTTAAGGGTATAACCATAGAAGATGCAAAGAAAGAATTATATAAATTCAATCCTGATAGATTGACTCATAAGTTATCAAGAAAGAAGGCAGAGAAGGTAATAAAACAAATAGGTTATGAGGACCATAACTGGATTTTGGATGACTGTATTCCAGAAGATAGAATTGATGGGATGATAGACTTGATCTATCGCGGAGCGCTAAGAAAATTCAGAATAGATAGGAAAATAGATCGTAGGTATAAGCTATTTATTGCTTATAAGGGTGATTATAAAAGCAGAATAATCATTCCAATATATGACGAAAACAATAATATAATATATTTTCAGGCCCGGAGGATTCCAGGCAGTGACATGGAACCAAAGTACAGGAACCCACATGTTGAAAAAGGAAGTATATTATTAAACAAACCGTATTTCAATGAAGAGAAATACATTATATCAGTAGAAGGACTTATTGACGCCTTTATGATAGGCGATCAAGGGACCTCTTGCTTGGGGGCAGAAATGTCAAATGAGTTAATAAAAGAACTCTTAGACATTGGAAAAGTTATTGTAGCATTTGATAATGATAGACCGGGTTATAACTCGTTGTTAAAATTTATGAAAGGTATAGAAAAGCGTGGGCGAAAAAAGTCCATACCACCAAACAAATACGCTAAGAAAGTTAAGTATTTCCTCTACCCTGATAAATATGCCGGATGTAAGGACATAAATAGTATTGTAGTGGATCACAATGTGAGTGATGTATATAATATGATCGTAAGTCATTCTAACTCATATTCCACCGCGTATACAATTCTACGTACTGACAGGGCACTTAAGAAAAAGTTGTTTCAAAATTAGGGAGGAAGTATTTGTAATGAAGTTAACACAGATCGGAAGTGATTATATTAGTATTAATGAAGATAATTTGTATGATGAAAAGTTGCTCAGTATACCTCGAGTTCATTTAATCAAACTGGATTTCTTTAATCCTAGTGATGACAAAATCAGAAAAGTTATAAGAAACTTTTCAAAGACAAACAGATATGTTATTAGTGATAACATAAGAACTTATAATTTTATATTAAGAGGAACAAGTAAAAAGTATTATGTTTCTAATCAAGAGGGCGCTGATATTATATCGTTCTTTAGAAAGAACAATAAAGTGCTTGTGAATTTTTATAAACTAAATGAGTTTGAGAAAGTATTTCTACTATCGGATAGGGTGTTTGAGGACGTGCTGAGAAACACCGAAGTGATTCAGATTAGTAAAGAAATATTTGACGAAAAAATGGAAGTATTAGAAAATTGGAGGGGTAACGTTATCGTGTCTGATGGCGGAGAAATTATATGACAGTCTTAGGTTTGGGGCCATTCATAGGTGAATTTAAACATGAGTTATTAACTTTCCGCCCCTATGCAAGATGGTTGACGGAGGTGATAGATCATAAAAACGTTTACGTTAATACTCACCTCAATAGATCATTTTTATATGAGTTTGTACCAGAAGAGAATATCATACCAGTATATGAAGTGTTTTCAAGAAATGAAGAAGGTCAAACTGGATATGTCCATAAGGACTTACAACAAAAAGACTTTAACTTACTGGTCAGAAAATTTAAAAATGAGATTGTTGAACGAGAATCATGTGGTAAAAAAGAAGTAGAAGTTCATCATCTTAACTACGTAAAATCAACACCACATTACTCAATTTATAATAAAATCTTTGAGGAAATATCCACACCTACTAGCATAAATATACCTAAGGAGCACTGCAATAAAGTTGTTTTTATTCCGGCTATGACAGACCCGGTAGAGAAGTGCTCTTATATTTACAGTTATTTAAAACAGGAGCATAACTGTCTTGTTGTGGGAAATATTGATACGTGGTTTTCCAAGGACAATGTTGTGCTATCTAATATTGACTACTTCGAAAATGGTTGGAAGTATATAGTCAATTATATATCTAAGGCAAAGGCAGTGGTCTGTCCAATAAGTTATTGGACAGCACTATGTAATTTACAGAATAAAAACGTGTTTAGTTGGGGTCTGAATCCAGGCCAGTATAGAGAAGGTGGGATGTATTATTTTGGTAATAAAAATTCTACTATCATACCAGCCGATCCGGATACCAACCCAGACATCATAATAGAAATGATAGAATATTTTTTGAAAGGAATATAACATGAACTTCACAGATTTTATAAATGAAAGAACGGTTTATGACTCACTGATAAACATGGTAGCCATTGTAAGTAAGAAAGCTGATTGGCAATACGTAAATGATATTGTTCAGAAAGCTTATGGTCAGAAGATCATTTCAACAAAACAACATTTCAGGTTGGAAAGAGAATTGAAAGAGATAGCATCTTCAGCGAGGATAAAGTAATGGGTTTAATTGATAGAATAGATGAAGCTACAAAGAAGCCATCGTTTGTACAGTACTTTTTTGCAAAAAAGAACATGAAGAAACTAGAAAAACAGTTTCGAAGACACCATCAAGACTATGCAAATGAATATGGTCAGGACTTACTTGACCAAGAGTCTGAATATTTTGAAGGCGAAGAAGTATCCGGTGATGAAGCGTATGATACATTCGCTCATACAATGGGCTATCAAGCAGAGTATGATTCGGCTACACAGGTTATATTAGATAATAAAAGTAAATATGATTATAAACGTGGTGATGAAAACGACTCAGATTTGATGGAAGATTTTATAGATTATATGGGATATTCAACAAGCTTTGGTTCATTTAGAAGTGGACAAAGTAAACAAGAATACTGGAAGATGGCAGAAGAGGGATAAAATGCCAATATATGAATTTAGATGTGAGGATTGTGGAAAAATAGTGGTTCATAGATTACCAATATCTTCGAACCAACAAGTGGTAAGATGCGATTATTGTGGTGAAATAAAAGCAAAGAGAATAATATCAGCTAGTACTTTTGTACTTAAAGGTGGTGGTTGGTATGCAAGTGGTTATAATAAAAAGGGGGAATAAGCAATGGGTTTAATATGGTTTGTAGCAGGTGTAGTAATAGGAGCAGGAGGAATGTTCTTAGTCTACAAGAATAACAAAGATAAATTTAAAGCGGCCGCTGATGAAATGGATTTGAAGTACGCTGATTTAAAAGCAAAATATGAAAAGAAAGAATAAGAGGTAAAAACTGTGCCAATTTATGATTTTGACTGTGAGCACTGTGGTCTGCAATTTGATAAGATTGTAGGCTATGATGTTACGATAGCAACATGTCCAAAGTGTAGTGGTGATTCTTATAAAGTGTTTCCAAGAAAAGCCCCAAGTATTGATTTGAAGTATAACCCGGTCACTGATATTGTAGACTGGGATGGTAATACAACTCGGTATTGGGATCAGTACAAACAAGATAAAGCAGATGGGAAAGACGTAAGGATACCTAAACATGACGGTGATGGATAAGTACTTACTTGAAGGTGAGGAAAAGAAACAAAATTTAACTTTATATCATGGCGTAAAGAAAGCCGAGAACGTCGACAAGATTTTGAAAGGAGGATTTAAGTTAATACATATAAATCCTCTATGGCAAAATGACTACGCAATTTCCGCTGTAAGGACAAAGAAGCAGGTGGCTGATTTCTTCGGTAGAAGAATTGTCACTGTTTTGAAGTTCAAGTTCAGCGGAAATGTTTTCATGTTGGATCAGTTCGATACTATTGGTCCTGAATATGTTGGGTTTCCAAATAGTCCACAACAATATACAAGGAATTTGGTGAAAGAAGGTATAGATGCGGTAGCATTACATGGTGGAATACAGTACTTCATCTATAATCCAAAGAAAATATCTAATATACAGGTGGTAAAATGAAAATAGGAAAATATCTAAAAGAAGGTATATTTGACAAAAGAGTGGCCAGTATGAAAGCCGACTTAGATAAAAAGTATGGTAGTGCTGGTAATAAAACGATTGATGTCATATACAATCAGCTTATGAAAGTACCAGAATTTAAGAAACTGTCAATGGATCGTCAGGGTGAAATATCCATGAAAGTACTAGCCATGATTAAGGGGAAAGGATAATGGATAAATTAGACAAGTATTTAGGAGAAGCAAGAAAGATAAAAAAACAGACGGATAGAAAAGTAGTACAAGATTGGTCTTGGGAAAATACAGAGAAGGCTACTGCCTTACAAAAATCTTATTACGGTGTAATGGACCATATTGAAAATCTTGCAGTATGGTTAAATGATTTGACTGGTGATACAGGTCTATTTGGTAATGACTTAAAGAATGCAGTTAAAGCTCGTGATGCTCTCAGAAAATTAACTATAGGGAAATACGTATAATGGATAAGTTAGATAAGTATTTAAATGAGTCAAAAGAATCGGAATATCTTAAGTCAATAGACCTCGGTGAAGTCAATTATTTTCAAGATGAATTTGATAGTGCATACGAACATATAGAAAAGGTAGTTGATACTCTGGAAGCTTTTAATGATGATTCCGGTGGTTTATTTAAAAAAGATTTAGGTCTTGTGCAGACTGCTTGGGCTAATTTTAGAAAAGTGAAGATAAGAAAGCATATATGAAGTTTAAAAATTACATAAAAGAGTCTTTCCATGTATATAATAATAAGAAAGGTGATACAGCAAAAGTTACTGAAAGAGGTAAAGGCTTTTATGTAGAAGTTAATAACAGATATGATATGGAATTTAAAAACGAAAAAGAATTAGATAAGTGGTTAAAGAAGGAAAAATATGAGTGGGTAGGGTCCGAATGATTAATGTAACCGAAGGAAAATATGCCAAGTACTTAGAAGGTCCTAAGACTAAGGCAGGAAAGGCTAAAGAGTTCAACAAGATAAAGGTTGCTCGAAAAGCATATAATCTTGAAGTGAAACGATTTAAGACTAAGTTGAGTGAAGTCAATAAGTTAGTTGAAAAACATATGGCTAAACAGATAAAGGACCCACTTGAGTGGAAATTTGTTGGTGATATATCTTTGTATAATGATAAGTTGGATGATATAATAGAAAGAATTAAAATGGGGATAAAATAATGGATTTAGTAGAAAAGTATATAATAAATGAAATTGACTTCATTGATACGACAGGAGCCAAGCAGAATGTAGATAATGTTTTAAGAGTAATTACTACAATGGAAGACTGGTTAAATATGCAAAGAACTCTTGTAATAAACGGCAAGCGAGATGATGCTATGAAAGTATCAGCCGCTTTAAAGAAGAAAGCCGCAATACTGGATTCATTAACTAAAAAAATCCCGGCACGAAGAATAACAAAGAAAGTATCCAGAAGAAGTAAATGGATATGAGGATAAAAAAATGGCAACATTAAATGAATTTTTAGAAAAAGCTTTGAAAAATGAAAATATATTATCTACAATAGGTAGTATTGGTAAAGTTCCTGGTGTATGGGGAAAACGGTTAGGATCATTTGGAACTGTTTTACTAAATGCGCTAAAAAAAGCTAATATTGAAGTTATTGATCTAAAACCGGACGGAAAATTTGAGAATATACTAACTGTTAAATATAATGGGAAAAAGAAAGAGATAAAATTAGATAGTGATTCTTCTGCTGATAAGGTAGTTAAACAAATTATTGGTAAGAAATAGCCGAGGTAAGGAGAATAAAAATGGCAACATTGAATGAATTTTTAGATAAAGCTCTAGCTGATGTTAATTTAGATGAAGGAAAAGCATATAGTAAAGTAGCATCATTAATAGATACGTACCATAAAAAAGCAGAAAAAATGGAGATAGATTTACATAAAAAAATTAAGTCTATAGTTGTTAAAACTGATGATCCGGATGAATTAGGTAAAATAGCCGGTGCAGTTGGTGAAGTTTCGGAACCGGGCACGTACGTATCTTGGAAGGAACTTGAAAAAAGTATTGGTAGTATAGATGAAGCAGAAAGTGGTTATTCTGCTGATGTAGAATTTAAGATAAAAATAACTGGCGTGAAAAATATGAAAGAGGGTATGAAAAGAGCACAAAGATTTGTGGATGATGTAACAAAGAAGTTTAAATTATTCGATCCAAGAGGTGGAGTAATTGGTTTAGATGGTCCACCAGAAAAAGCCGGAAAGAAAAAAGAGTATGGAACCGGTGCCCGAGGAGAATTTTGGAAATAAAATGTTAGAAAAGATTAATGACTATATAATTTACTTCTGAGTAAATTTGTAGTATAATAAAATGTGGGGGAATAGAAATGGTACCATATATAGGTGGGAAATATCAACAATCGTCATGGATGGCGTCACTACTACCGAAGAAGTATGAAAGATATGGAGAAGTATTCGGTGGTGCAATGTGGTTTTATATAAAGACTGATTTTAGGGTCAAAGAAGCATACTATAATGACTTTGATCCGTACATGTATAACTTATTCACATGCTTCAAACAGTATGATGAAATAATTAAAAGGCTTAAGGACTTACCTGCTTTAAATGAGTCATGTTTCAATGACCAGAAGAAGGTAATGCAAGCAAATGAGAAGTTTGAGGTTCCAGATATTGAACTGGCTGTCGCTCATATCTATCTCGTTACTCATATCTTTTCGGGTGTGACTGGAACATTAAGAAGTCCTAAGCTTAAAATGACCGATAAAAAATTCAAGTTCGAAACTATGGAGAGTCAAGCTGTAGTTAAGAGGCTTAGGAAACAAGAGATAAGAAAGAAATTTGACTTGTTACAAACTTTTAATCTGTCCTATGAAGACTTCATACCTGAAGTGGATGGGCCAGATTTATTTTTGTACCTTGACCCACCTTACTATAAGACTGAGTCATATTACAAGAAAGGTGATTTCAGTTATCAGGATCACGAAAGGTTAGCAACAATACTAAATAATACAAAGTGTAAATGGATGTTATCATACTATGACTATAAAGAGTTAGATGAATGGTATCCAAAAGATAAATTTGTTTATAGACGTAAGGATTACAAGAAGTTAGCGGCTAATGCAAAGGGTAAGAAAACTCCAGTCGGAACAGAAGTACTTGTAATGAATTATGGAAAAGAACGGGATAATATATCACAATTCTTTGGATAGTATAATATGAAATTTTTAGAATATTTAACTGAAATGAGTGCTTTAAGACAGTCGGGTGGTCCAAAAGGAGAATCATTATTATGTGCTGCTCTGGCCGTGAGACAAGGGTTAAAGCGAAGTATAAAAATAAGTGATTTTAACGAAGAAAACATAGGTGAGTATTCAAGAAAATATGTTGATTGTAGGCCAGAACCAATGGTTCATTTTAAAACAGCAGAAAATAAATGGATTGAAAGTTCTGTTAGTTCAGCAAACGCTTTGTTTAATTCAAATTTTTTAAAAGGATCAAACTACATATTTCATAGAGGATCAAGTTTAGTAAAGGAAATTGAAGAAAATTGGTATAGAATGAAACCTCCTGAAACTATGAAAAAAGACAGATGGAATCCTAGTGATATTTGGGCCAGTAAAATTAATTCCGTGAAAAAATTTGACAGCTTAATTGATTTTAATAATTTTATCAATGACTATTTAAAAAATGGAAAATTGGTTGGTATTTCTGTTAAAGGACCTACAAAAAATGCAAAAGTAAAGTTTTTTTCAAAAGAAAGTGCTACAAAAATTCAGTATAAAGGATTTAGAAAATTTAAAAGCCCATTTTCTAGTGCAAATATATCTTTAATTTTACCCAAGCCTGGATATTATTTTGTATTTAGAACTTTTGGAGGTAAGCCTAAACCGAAACAACCAATACAAGGATATATAGATAGAAAGGGTAAAAACGAAGGAGGTAAATTAGGTCATGGTTTCATAAACAGGTACCTACGCCAATTTGGAGAAAAGGAAATTGGTGATTATACAAAATTGGAGAGAGACGATGAAATTCAAATAATACAGACTATGAAAGATTTGTATAGAGGAGTGGGAGTAAATTTTGATGAAAAAGTTTGGGAAAGAGGGGTTCCTGAGAAACATAATTTTTGGTCAAAATTGTCTGCATTGGATTTATTAAATACTATTGATAAAAGTCCTAATAGAGATGAGCTTATTACATCTCTATATAATGTTGCAAAAAGCAGAGCAGAATTTTCATCAAATTTTATAAGGGTGAGTTAATAGGTTAAACGAAAGGATAAATTAATAGGTTAAACGAAAGGAATGAAAAATGAGATTTAAAAGAGACATTTTCAATAGATTGGATGAAAAAGCAAGTGCTTCGGCAGTAACAAGATTGCAAGAAGGTCTGCATTGTGTTTTCTTTGGAGCAAAACAAAAAAGAAAAGATTTAACTAATATAATGAGTGATCCAGATTTACTCGAAGCCGCATATAAACAATACTGCAGTGTAGATGCACCATTTGGTGAGCTATATACATTTGGTATGAAAAACCCAGGTTGGGTAACCAGTATTACAGAAGCCGCAAATGTTTTATTTGCGTCGGGTTGGTTAAAAGGAAAGTATACTTATCATAGAAATGATGCGTATATGAATGCAATTTATGGTCAGTTTAACGCATTGAAAAAATATGAAGATGTGACCATGGGTAATGATAAATGGAACCCAGGTGATGTGTGGGCATCTAAAGGTAATGTTCCGATCCCGGAAGTTGATAGTTTAGCAGAGTATAACTTATGGGTTGCAGAAATGTTACATAGTGGAAAACTTATAGCAATTTCATTAAAGAAGATAAAGGGAACTGGAACTGTGAAATTAGAAGGTGATCCAGCTGTCGAAGATACAAAAAGAAAATTTATGGGAGTCAAAAAACCAAAGAATATTTATCCAACAGGTGTTATGCTAATGGCTGATAAAAATGCGGCGATTAATTTTAGAAGTTTCAGAGTATCAAAGGAAGCCGATATTACAGGTGAAGTACTTAAAGCTGGTACAGGAGCCAGACATGGTAAGGTACCGGCCGCTAGAAAAAAGGAAATGATTAAGAAGTATAATATTCCACAAATGACAAAAGCAAAAATAGCAAAATCTTCAGATACAGATTTACAGAACTATGTTCTTGAATTGTGGATGGATATTGGTTACGTTTTCAGTGAAGCCGATATAGATAAGTATGCAAAACAAAGAAGTAAAAAGATTAGCAATAGAACTGGGTACTGGCAGTCAGTAATTCATGCTCTTGAAATAGGAGCATTTATGATGTCTCATAAATCAGTTGCCAATGGTATAATGGATTACTGGTATAAAGGAGCTTCATCTAAAACAGAGGATTCGTCTCAGTTTATTAAGGTTTATTAATGAACAGAATAGTAATATTTTTACTTTTCATGTTAGCGTCTTTCTCAATTGCATTTTCAACAACATCAGATATGGAAGATGTTGATACAATTGTAAAAATATGGAAAGAAATAAAGGTGTATGTAGACACTAGTGAGTTCGGCTATTGGTATACTAACGATCATCATATTGATAATATAGTGGTCATTCTTAGAGTAAATGGTATAACCGATAAAGAGAATTATTGGATTGCAGTAATGGGTGACTCATCTGGTAAGCCCGTTCATGTTCTTGTTCAGATAAAATTAAATGGAAATCCCTATAAGCATGAATTTATAATAAAAAATGTGAATCGAAAAGGAGGATGTGAAAGTGATCCAAGTGGATGTGCATGAGAATTATAGAACTTTCGATGAACCAGATGAAATAACATATTTAACAGATTTTCCTTGTACTCTTTGTGGTGAGGTAAGTCAAATATATCTTGACGTAAATGATATATTGATATGTAAAGGATGTTTGGAGGACAGTATTAAGTTACTAAATGAAACCCATTTAGATCATTTAGTAAGTAGAAAAAGATGTAAGGAGTAATTAGTGTTCGCGTATATTGGAGGAAAATCAAGACAATCAAAATGGATACGTAGCCTTATGCCACATGACTATGTGGCTTATGTAGAAGTATTTGGTGGGGCTATGTGGAATTTCATCAACCTACCTTATAACCCAGAAGTAGTATACTACAACGACGTCAACCCATTCTTAGTTAACCTTTGGATGTGTATGAAGGAGTATGATAAATTCTTAGAAGTAATTGAATATAAGAATTTTAAACTCAACGACAAAGAAACCTACCATAAATTAAAATCCAGAATAAAAAACCATTATGAATTTGTAGGAGAATTTAAGGAACCATTAATACTTTCACGCCCAGATTTCACTACCGGGATAGAGTATATGTATATATTGACTCATTGCTTTTCCGGTGATATAAATGGTGGTATGAAATTGAAAACAAATGGGTTTATTCCTCTGGTAAACAGGCTAAAAAATCCTAAATATAGAGAAAAGTTAGATAAAGTTGTAGTCTGGAATATGGACTATGAAACTGTAATAAAGATGTTCACGGATGACTCAGCGTTCCTATATATTGACCCGCCTTACTGGGGAACCGAAAGTCTATATGGTTTCCACAGCTTCATAAATCAAGATCACTATAATTTATCCAGAATTTTGAATAAGACAAAAACAAGATGGATATTGAGTTACTATGATTATCCAGAATTAAGAAAAATGTATCCAGAAGATAAGTTCAACTATTACTTCAAGGATTATCAAAAGAGTTCTACCATGAATAAAAAGGGTGAGAAAAAACCAAAAGCGACGGAGGTATTGGTAACAAACTATACACTATGAAGATATTATTCCTATCCGTCGACAGGTCAATAAGAGTAGCAACTCACTTCACTCAATTCCAAAAAGCACTACGCAAAGTTGCTGATGTGGATTTTGTATTTAGAGATGTACCACATGGTTATAAGACAGGTAATTATTGCACATCGGTTTTAAAAGGTGATATAAAACCACAAAAAATACTTGAAAATCATCTAAAACAAAAGAATTATGACTTCATAGTTACTGATGCTGATTTTGTATATGTCCATGAGAATTGGAAAAATATAAAAATTCCTAAAGCCATGATAATAGAAGATAGCCAATTCGGAGTAAATCCAACTCTTCAAATGACATGGGCTTTAGATAATGAGTTTGATATTATTTTCTATAAGTATAAAAAATCATTCTTAAAAAATTATAGACATGTGGCTGAAAGAATTAGATGTGCTTGGTTGCCACATTCTATTGACACAGAAATGTTTAAAGATTATAAGTTAAAGAAACAGTATGATGTTTTAATGGTGGGTCAGTGCTCTGAAAAGGTATATCCAAACAGAACAAAGGCACATAAGTTATTAAAAAATAGGCCATATTTTAGAAAAATTGATAGACCAGTTGAGTCAAATGTTGGTGATAGAATCTATGATAAATGGCCAGTAGGTGAAGACTATGCTAAATTATTAAATCAATCAGAAATATGTATCACAGGTGGTAGTATTTTTGATTTTCCTGTAATGAAGTACTTTGAGATTCCGGCTTCAAAGAGCTTGTTGGTTTCTAATTGGTTTCAGGAATTAGCTGATCTTGGATTTAAAGACGGTGAAAATATGGTTGTTGCTGATTACAACAAATTACACAGTCAAATGAAGTCACTTTTAAGTGATAAGAAACAACTAAGAAGGTTACAAAATAGTGGATATGAATTTATCCGTAAATTTCATAAATGTGAGAATAGAGCAGATCACATGATAAGAATACTAGAAGAAATGTAAAAGTAGTACAGGGGGAGAAAGATGAAAACTGTTTTAGTCGCAGGATGCGATGGGTACATAGGTAACGCCCTTACCCAAAGACTTTTAAAAGAGGGATACAGAGTAATTGGCATAGATAATTTTCTACGAAGGCGATGGATACAAGACGACATGGAGTCAAAGTCTGCTACGCCAGTTATGCAAATGATGGACAAAATAAAACGTTTTAAGAAGTTAAGCGAATTTTATTTTCATAATATTGATATATCAAAAGAACCCGTTGATGAATTACGGGCAATTTTTGAAACATATAAGCCTGATATTATAGTCAATCTGGCTCACATACCATCAGGACCATATAGTCAAATCTCGCGTGAACACGCAAAAACCACACTTGAAAATAATTTATTAGGAACCAACAACATGTTATGGCTTATGAGGGAATATGTCCCTAATTGCCATTATATTACTATTGGTACGACAGGTGAGTACGATCACTATAGTAATATAGACATTGAAGAAGGTTATATTAAGATCAATCATAAAGGTAGAGAGTCAGTTGAAATGATTTACCCACGTAGACCTGGGTCAATCTACCATACTTCAAAGACTTCATCAACTTATCTGATTGATTTTCTATGTAGAACCTGGGAATTGAAATGTACTGACGTCCAACAGTCAGTAGTATTCGGTGCTTACACAGATGATATAGATAAAAGTAAAATTTATAGTAGGTTAGATAGTGATGAAGCTGGTGGTACTGTAATCAACCGATTTATTGTGCAGACTCTTCTTGGTATTCCGTTGACCATTTATGGTGAAGGTAAGCATCAAAGAGGATTCATATCACTCAATGATAGCGTACAAGCACTTATGATTGCAGTAGAAAACGAGCCTGAGTGTGGTCATGTTCAAGTATGGAATCAGTTATCTGAATGGCATTCAATGAATGAAATTGCTGGTATGGTAATTGAAGTAGCCGAGTCAAGAGGATTGGATGTGAGCGCTCAGCATATTCCATCACCAAGAACAGAGTACACTGGTAATCATTACTATAAGTACTCAACAGAAAAGCTTGCGAGCTTTGGTTATAAACCAACAAGGACAATCTACCAGGAAGTAGATTATGTATTTGATGTTCTAGCATCAAATGACTTAAGTGAATTAAAAGATGTAGTTATACCGAAAATTAAGTGGAGATAATTAATGAACAACATAGAACTTCAGTTACTTAGAAAGGATACTTTAAAATTCTTTGGTGAAGGACGTGCTAATAAGATAGACAAAATGAGCAGTAATCAGTTAGATGATTTGAAACATGAAATTCAAAGAATAAAACAGAGTGTTTATCCATCACATGCAGAATTAAGATCAAGAAAAAGAAATGTGGTCATGGAAGAAGGCAAGTCCAATATATCACATGCTGAGTTAAGGAAAAGAAAAAGAGAAGCTAAGAAGAGAATGTCATTTGGACCTGAAATTTCTGTTGTTATTCCTTATATGCATACACCTGAAAGGTATCCATTACTTCTATCCTGTATATCCTCACTGAGTAGTAATGTTGAAGTTTGTGTAGTTGAAATTGGTAAGAAGAGAAATGTTTTCTTACAACCTGAAGACTTTGAGTACATGTTTATTTATTATTCTAATATGATGCATAGAGGATGGGCGCTAAATCTTGGTGCGAGACATTTGGCGACTGGTAAGAAGTTAGTTTTATTAGATGCTGATGTAATTATACCAGATAACTTTTTTCAAATGGTAAAGCATTGTGACTATCCCGCAGTGGCTTGGAGTAAAATGTACTATCTCAATTACGTTGAAACTGGAAACTTTATGAAAAGGTTATTAAATGATGGTGAGAGAGGTATATTTAATGAATTTGCTTTAGAAGAAAAAAGTGAAATGATAAAAACACCAAGATTTGACGGACCCGCTGGCGGCATAACTGTAATACCAAGAGATATATTTTTTCAAATAAAAGGAGTACCTGAAAACTTTGAAGGTACTTGGGGTGGACCTGATAATGCTTTAGCAGGAAAACTTAGAGCTTTTGGATACCCATTTAAGACGTTGAATTTAGATAGTATTCATCTTTACCATTCAAAGAACACCCCAAGAAATAACAAGATTGCTTTAAAAGCAAGAGAAATGATGAGGTGGACAAGGAATCAATGGGGCAATGAGTTAAATGTAATAGGTAATAATTGGGGAAACAAAAATAAGTCCGTACACAAGGGCAATCAAAAAGTAAAATACGTATTACCTGATTACATGAGAATTGATAACTTAAGAAATGTTATTGTCCGTAATGAGCAACCGGCTGATTTCACTAAAGAAGAAGTCATTACAGATTTGACTAAGATGTGGACTGGTTTTAATAGAGGTACTCTTGAAAGAGTTTTTAATTCAGAAAAAACTATTTTAAGCGTAGCGATGCTTTCACTTTTAAGAACAAATACTATGTTGAATATGTTGGATCACTGGGATAGAAATAGATTTATAAAATCTAACATAGCATTTAACGTTCAGGGTAAAGAGTGGTTGTCTGATATAAAAAAAGATCAGATTGAAGATAAAGTTGAAGAGTATTTTGATAGAAGCTTTTTAAATTTCACCTTTTCAAATAGAGGCACGGGCGTTCCAAGACATAATATTGTCCATGAAGCACTTAAATTTGATACTCCATATATTATGACCACTGACGATGATATGTTTTTCCCACCTGGCTCAATCGAAGCACTTATTTCCATATTAGAAGATCATCCAGATTATGGCGCCGTTGATCTTTGGGTTCATCCAAATCTGAACGCTTGGTTTAAAGGCCAAAGTAAAATGGTGTACAAACAACCAAAATCACCATTTGGTTTGGTTGATGGTATGGGATCAGCAAGTATGATAATGAGAAGAGAAGTATTTGAAACATGTGACTATGACCATCTTTACTATGTTGGTTGGGCAGATATTGACTTCTGTATGCAAATGAGAAAGAGTAATTGGAAGTTAGGTATTTTAGCAATACCAGATTATAAAGCACTAAATTTTAAGAATAAGGGATCAGAGTCATATAAGAAATATAGAACATATAGACATGACCAACAACATGCTGGTAATAGTTCTGTCAGATTTCAACAAAAATGGCACTTACAGATATGAGCGAAAAAGAATATTTAAAGGTAAACGAGAAGAAAACAGAAAAGCTTTTAAAAATGCTTACCAATAGAGTTTATTTGGGTCAAAAGAGAAGAAACAAATTGAATACCTATAAGTTCGTCAAAGGACTTATAAGTAGAAAATGGAAAATGCTTGACATAGGATGCCGTGATGGTATGTGGATGGATATACTTAAGAAAGCTAAATTTAAAAATCTACGAGGTATAGACATTTCAGAAAAAGCACTTGAAATTGCTAGGAAAAAGGGTCATAATGTGGTAAGAGGTGACGCCCAAGAGCTACCGTTTCCAGACGAGGAATTTAATTTTGTGAGTATAATTCATACTCTCGAGCATTGTCCCGATCCAGATAAGGTAATCAAGGGAATAAAAAGAGTACTCAAAACAAATGGTAGAATACTTGTAGTGGTTCCACTTCAGAAGAAAGAACCTGTGCCTACACCTTGGGCACATTATTTCTGTTTTAGCAGTCCGAAGGAAGTGATTAAACTACTTGAAGGAAATGGATTTAAAAGAATAAAAGTTAACTCTAAACAAAGACCACATAATAGATATTTGTTTAGAAAATTGAGAGAGGAAAATGACGAAACCAAAGATACTACTAATAACTGATGTATGGGGTTGGGGTGGACACCATCGTGGAGAACAAATTGTAAAATACTTGTCAGATGAATTTGAATTTGATCTTATAACCCAAGCAATGCTTAATAAAAATGAGCAAAAGTATGACTTAGATGCGTATGACTTATACTATCCATTGTTTCATGTTCAACTAAGGTTGGGTAAACTACATGATAGAATGGATAGGGTTATAACTGTAGTCACTGGTAGAACTGCATTGAAACCAAAGTTTGCTGATTATGGAGGAGGTAATAGAAAGGTTGGTTTTTTGAAATTCGCTAATCAATGTAGAGCAATATTTGCTAATAATTATCTTGCGCTTAGAGAACTTAGGACTTATTATAAGGGTACATCAATCTATGTACCAAGAGGAGTAGATGAAGAGTTATTTTCATATAGTCCGTATCCACAGAGTAGATTTGCCGCTTGTTTTGTTGGTAAGGGTAGGATGCCAGAGAAAGGATATGGTAGTCATATAATACCTGCATGCACAAGAACAAATACAAAAATGATTTCAAATATTAAGAACTACAGAAATGCTGATTCACAGAACATAGTCAAGGAACAGATATATGATAAGGCACATGTTTTGATGGTAGCGAGTACTGTAGATGGCACGCCAAATCCTGCACTTGAAGCGGCTTCATGTGGTAGACCAATTTTATCTAATAGAATCGGTAACATGCCTGAGTTCATAGAGAATGGAGTCAACGGATTTTTGGTGAGAAGAAACATAGAGGACTACGCAGAGAAGTTAAGATGGATGAGTAGGAACACTGCAAAGTGTGATAAAATGGGTCAAAGGGCCAGACAGAAGATCGAGGATGAGTGGTGCTGGAGAGAAACACTCAATAGATATGAAAGAAAGGCACTAAGGAGAGTATTAAACTAATGGATTATGAAAAATGGTGGGATAAAAACGTCGTAACAGAAAAATATTCTACAAAGGAAAAGTTTAAAGAAGTATTAGATAGAAACAAATCAAGATATGAGTACTTAAAAATTATAGAAGAGATAAATCCTAAGAGTGTATTGGATGTAGGTTGTGGGATGGGTCTTGACTATGAAATGTATAAAAGCAATAACTCAGCAATTGAATACCATGGAATTGATGCATGTGAGGGATTCATAGAAGATAATAAGAAAAACCATCCAGAGGCTGACTTTAGAGTTGCGAGAGCACAAGAGTTACCATTTGAGGATAATTCATTTGATCTTGTTACGTGCAGAGGTGTGTTAGAGCATCTTGATGAACCAGAAACAGCTATAAGTGAAATAGCTAGGGTGTCAAAACAACATGTTGTTTTGATATGGTTTTTAATACCAAGTAAAAAGGAAAAGATAACTCTCCATGAACAAGGATATTATAGAAACATTTATTCTGAAGATAGAATAATGAAATGTCTCGAAGAGAACGGTCTAAAAATTGGTTATACTACAGTTGTAAAAGACAATAAATCACCAATGAAAAGACATGAATTATGGATATTAAATAAAATGTGAGGTGATAAAAATGGGAACTTATATAGAACCTGGAATTTATACACAAGAAACTGATGTAAGTTTTTACTATAATGGTGAAAAAGCGATAGAAACAACCAAAGATGGACTCAATATATATTGGGCCCATGAAACTTCATCTTCTCCGTCAAATGTGTCGGATAACAGGGCGGCTGTAGAACAGTCATTGAGAGTATATGCTGATTTGATGGCTGAAAGGATAGAAGAAGGAAATTTAGATGAAGTTGATAAGAATAGTATAGCGGGACTAATTTATGCTATACTGATGAAGGAAGATTATCCAGAATATGTACGTGATGGTCTTTTAAAGGATAAAGAAGAAAGAGAAAACGAATTTAAAGACGAGGATTTTTTACTATGAGTCAATTAAACTATGTAACTGCAATGATTAATGTTGGATATGAAGAGATTGATAAGAAAGAATCACCAGTAGTATGGGGTAGAAAGAGAAAAGTACTTTATCTCAATAAGGGTGATATGTATGCTATGGTGGATCAACATGGACACTTTGTTCATTGGAAACACCCAGAAGAAACAGAAAAAGTAAAAATGAGATATGAGTACGTTAAAGAACCAAAAGTAAAACCCATGCAGTCAGCATGGGCAACACAAATTGAGGAGAAATACTATAAATGAAAAATGTTTTAGTAACAGGTGCTTCGGGATATATAGGACAGAATATAATAAAGCACTTAGAAAAAAAAGGATGTAGAACTTTCCCAGAAGATGCTAGAATGAGAGATTTTGATAGAATGGTTTTAGGGGATTTCAAAAAATTTGATGGAGTTGTTCACCTTGCCGCCTTATCTGGTATAGCGGCATGTCAGAATAACTATGAAGAAGCAGTACATGATAACGTAATATACGCGTATGATATATTTGAAAGAGCATTTGATGCCGGCATACCAGTCGTGTTTACTTCTTCACAAGCGGCTAAGAATCCGGGAAGCAGTACTTATGCTTCAATGAAAAGAATGGCAGAATTAAAGGCACAACAACTCAATAAAGTTGGTGCTGATATTAAAGTACTTAGATTGACTAATGTATATGGTGGGTTTGAGTATGTTAGAAAGAAGAAAACAGTTATTAAAAGATTTTTGGTGAAGAGAGCCAAAGGAGATTTAATACTTATCCATGGTGATGGGTCACAAGAACGAGATTTTATTCACGTGGATGACGTATGTGAATTTATCTGGTTGGCTTTAAGTTACGACGGAGTAATTGACCACCCAGTAGATATTGGTACTGGTATCGGAACTAACATGAGAGAACTAGCTAGAATGTGTAGACATGGTTCTGCTTTTACTGATCCCAGAAATGTAGGTGAAGCAAGTAGTGTGGCTGATATAACAGAAGCTAAAGAACTATTTGGTTATAGAGCACCCAACAGAATACAAGAATATCTTGATACGGACCCAAGTTTACTTTCTTAGTAGAATGAGTTATAATAAAAGAAAAAGTGAGGAGAAATATTATGTTTGCAGATTTAATAGATGAAAAGTTTAAGAGTGTTGATACTGGGGATAGAGAAATAGGTTCTGAAATATCAGAAATGATTATGAAAGGTGTTCAGTTTGGTAAAGACGAGCAGGAAGAACTTGAACCAAGTGTGGCAAAAGTTGTAGATATGTGGTTTGATGAAAATATGGACACGATGGTTGGAATGTATTTGGATGAATTTTCTGCGGAAGAAATAATTGAAATGATTGATACTGTACATGATGAGTCATATTTAAAAAAGCTGAAGTTCCATATGACATTACAGACTTTTATGATGGAAGGTCTTATACCAAAGATGCTCGATGCGACAATGGAAGAAGAAGAAATGAATAAAAAAGAGGGAGCCGGATTTCTTCAAGCGCTAGAAGACCTTTCGCTTGAGAAAATTGATAATTTTTTCGATAACGACAATGAAAGTAAAGTTTGGGATACAAAGGAGTAAAATAAAATGGGTGGTCTATTTGATGATATATTTGACGATGCTGATTTCGAAATAAGAGACGAAGAAGTCATCGACGAAGATGAAGACGACTGGGATACTGGTGGTACCGTATGGGACACCGGTAGAAAACCAGATGTTTGGAATGCTGATGAGCCATGGACATGTGACGACGACAAATGCGATGCCGACGATTGTGGTGGTGCATGCGACCAACAAGATTTCGATGTGGATGACTGGTTTAGATAATCATTGGTTGTACAAAATCCTTATATACTTTAGCATGTTTTGTCCAATAGTCATTATGACTACCAGAAGATACATCGCCCGGTTCTGACACGGCTACGAATCGGGCGTTTGGTACGTTTAGGCCATGATAACCTTTCGCCAAACACTTCAATAAAAAAGCCCAGTCAAGAAGTCGTTTATACTTATCGTTAGTTACTAAACCCACTTCATCAACTACATCTATCTTAAACATTGAATTGGAACTAATATAGTTTGCCTTCATTAAGCGTTCTGGTTCAAATGGATCAGCAGGAAACTTCATATTGGTTGTTCCCTTGTACTCAAACCCCGCATAAGCATACCCAATATCATCCTCTGATTTTTCTAATGATTTGAACAACCTATCTAACATACTCCTACCAAGTACTATATCATTATCTATCATTATATAGTACTTCGGCATTGGTCTTACATTTTCTTTGGCCCAGAGTAAACCTTCCTGTGCGTTTGTTGGTATATTATGGTTACCTTGGCTGGATATCCATAAGTATTTCAGCTTGTTTCTTTTTATTGTTTTCCTTGTATCCTTACTTACAAAGTCAAACTCTAACAATGGTGTCACCACCAACACATCTGGAAATTTTGTTGATCTTAATATGTCTATTTTATTACCTAATCTTTTACTCTTATACCCACTCTTTCGGCTTCCCATGTATCCTCGTTTTCCTTAATGTTTTTAAAGTCTTCTCTTCTTTTCTTATATCCTACGAACCATTTTAGTGGTCTTTTAATTAGATTTCTTCCCATCCACAATATCGGTCTTTTCATTTTCTTCCATATCCATTTTAATATTTTTACAAATAAATTTGATAACCAGTTATTTTCTATTTTCTTTTTATGTTTCTTTGGAAGATATTCTGAATATCCAACTACAATCACTGCGATCACAAGTATTGGTAAAGAGAATAATGTGGTAATTGTAATCATCCACCACGGTTCTTCATTCTCCACCCCATTTAATAGCAGTAAAGTAGAACAAAATACCCACAAATGTGTTATAATCCAGAACCACCATGGCATTTTTCATTTCCTTTCTACAAGTTTTCAGCTAAATTCTTAACTGCTTCTTCAAAATCTGTCTTCATATCTTCTTTTTCTTCATTGAGAGTTTCAAAGAATTTTGTTATTCCAAGTTTTTTTGAGTCATCCTGTAACTCAGCCATTACCTTATATTCTGATAAAAAGAGCACAGCCGTAATTATATTCATATCTTGGTAAGCTCTTTCTATTTGACTTGCATCTACATCTTTTAATGTTATGGACACAGATGGAGTAATACTGGAATAGTTACCAGTATTGATTGTTGCTTTTTTACTTAAAGTTATATCAGTTTTCATTTTACCTCACTAAACAATTTTTTATTACTTCTGCTACATTGTCTATTAGAAATTCTGGAAAGAGTGTCTTAATATTCTGATATATATCATCTAACAGACACCACTTTATTTTTGCAAAATGTCTAACTATGTAGTCAACATCTTCTATGTTATCAACAGTTAACTTATGAAACATATTACCAAAGAATCTATGTTCTAATGGAAGCAACGGTACGCATCCATTCTCCATTATAAAGAATGTCCATGGATTTAAATATCCTATCTCATAATTCCTTTTACTATCAATAAGTATTGTGAAATCTACTTCTTCCCAGTCAATAATCGCTTGATTTATCATATTATCACGCTCATACTGTTGGTACTTCACCTTATCTAATTTTTCTGATTGATACAGAACCTTTTTATCGGGGAACAATTGAGCGTATTTTCTATAATACTTCTCAAATGACTTTAACTTATCTTCAAGGTTTGTTGCTGAATAAGCCAGAGCAAACGGCCTCTCTTCTTCTCGTTCAAAATCTACTTTGATCTCGTCGATCCAATGAGGTAGATAACCAAATTCTCTTCTATTTTGTAAAGCAGGCTCATAGAAAAATACTTTGAACTTCTTCAACCAGTCATATTCTCTTTTAGTCATTGCTAAATCACCATCGAATATAACAAATGGTATCTTTGTCCTTATGTACTTCTCTATTATAGCCGCTTGCATGGCGTACTCATCTGGCATTATTGCCTGGTCAGTCCAGTCAATAAACAAGCCATCAAGTTTCGGAAATTGTCTATCCACTAAGTCATACACATTTATAACAGGAAATGATTCCCGTAACTTGTTAACAATATTTTCCCTAAAGGATATTACTCCAATCATTTTTTAGTTATTGATCGTCCTTGTTTTTTAGGTTCTTTCGGTTCTTTACCAACAGTTTTTTGTTTCTGTGGTTTCTGTCCCGCTAGATAAGCATCAATAATTTTTTGTCTTACTGGATCAGTTATAGCGTCGAGTCTACTTCTTCGTTCAAACTGAATTGTCTTAAAAGTTTTCCCCAAAAACTTACCAAGATAAGATAAAGCTTCCTCTTGGTCATAAGCGGCGATACATGCAGACCATAATTTCTGCTCACCATCTTCCGCACTTCTAATTTCGTAATCTATTCTAAAAACACTAATTCCTTCTTGCATCTACTACATCCTCCTCGAGCACATCGAATACTTCTGTATACTCTATATTTTTTCCTTCTGATTTGATTACTTTGAAATAAACAATTTGTTGTCCTATTTCTTTAGTATCTTTTTGTCCTATCATTGCTACACCATGTAAGAACTCGTCTCCCTTTACTAATTTTACATTTGTAAGGTCCTCGACTTCTCTGATTCGCAACCATTGATATTTAGTCATTTTGACTTTTTTCCTCCAACTCTTTTAATATTCGGTAGATTTCAGTTAGCTCAGTTTCAAAATCATCTTTGAAACTGTAGAAAGAATCACCTATTAGGCCGAGTCTAAACTTGGCTTTTTTAGCTGCTTCTTCCATGGTATTACTACCTACCATTTTCTCTTCCATGCATTCAATACACCGTTTTGGTATGAGTTCCGGTACCGGCTCCGCATCACCTTGGTCAACAACATATTCAAATTGTAGTTTTTCATCATAATAACCACAATTAAATATGCCTTTCTTAAATATCAAAAATTCACATCCTTCTAAACACCTCACAGTGCTTCACCCCCTTGGACTACTCCTTATCTTTTTCGTCCTCTTTTATATACCTTCTTATTTTCATAGCTCGTTTCATTGTTTCACGAGCTTTCTTACTTGATTTTTTCTTTGCTCTCTTGCTTACTGTTTGACCCTTTGGATATAGATTTATTTTTTTCTTCTTTACTATGTTACCATTGAAATCTATTTCTATTTCTTCATCTTGGTCAATGTGTTTGTTCTTCTTTTTCTCTGGATATATGTCCTCGTACATCCTCTGGCCACGCCTCCCCGAAATGTTTTATCATCCACTCTGTCACCTCTAACGTCTCACGAATATATGCTATCTTTTCATCAAATTCTTTTGATAATTTTTTCAAATCAGTATATTCACTCATTTCTTTTTCTTCTTTCCCATTTGTATTTTTGCTTTTTGCATTTTTGCTTTATCTTTTACTGGTGTTTTAGTTGGCTCTGGCTCAAACTGTTCAGCCTCCTGAACCAATGCTTCTGCTTCTTTTATGTCATTGTTTACTGTTGAATAACCAGTGTTTTCCAACCACTTGTCTATTTTCTCAATCAATCCATCTATTTTTGGTAGCCATTCCAGGGCACTTTTCTCACCTTGTGTTTTTTCATTCCCATAGGTATACCATGCACCACCTTTTTTAATGATCCCTGCTTCAATTGCCAGGTCCATCATACCAGCCCATACATTGATACCTGATTTATAGTCAATATCAACTGTAGCTTGTTGAAATGGTGGATACATTCTATTCTTTAGAGTTGTTGCTGTTATTCTATTTCCTATAACAGGATCACTCTTATTATCACCGTCTTTTAAGTAGTACTTCTTAAGTGATATTAGAATTGATGGGAATAACTTCATGGCTTTCCCACCACCTATCTGGTCTGGCATCGGTACTGACGACGGCATCCCATAATAATGACCACAAGCTATACCTAATGAATTTTGTCCTATACATACATTTAGTAGTAACTTCAGAGTACTTCTAATTTCTTTCTGTAACAGACCTTGATCTGCTTTTGGGTCACCCTTTACAGCATCTGTGAATGACTTATATCTATCAAGACCACCAACTGAGTCAAGTCCAATGACGTATCCTTGTTCACCTGATTCTCTTACCTGAGCAATGACTGACTTAACTTCATGTATCCATGGTGTGTATACATATAAGATATTTTCTGGATCAAGTCCCCATCTTCGACAGAAATCATCAGTTATACCACCCTCGGTGTCGATTATGACTGGTTTATATCCTTGCTTCTGAGCATTAGCCATACACAATACCATAAAACTTGACTTAAAGCTATGCTCTGGTCCTACAATTGCCACTAAATTTCTTGAAGGAATCCCACCATTTAGAGAACCTGATAAAATCCTATTCAAGTCAAGTGCCGGTGTAGATAGTATAAATCTACCAGTCGCTATATCCGAATCTGCTAGTACGCTAACGTGGGCTCCTTTGACATTCTTTTCTATACTTTTCTTTAAATTATCAAAAACTTCACTCATATTTCAAATAACTCCTCAGGTAAATCAATTACCTTTTCTTTCTTTTCTTCCTTTTCAACGGCATCAAAGATCATAGACCTGATAAATTCCATGTTTTCTTTTAGAGCTTTAGAATCTTGCCTCAATTCTCTTTTCCAATTTTCCGATCCCGGTCCGTTATCATACCAGTCCCAATAGTCATTCGCATTATAACTACTCATTTATGCATACTCCCTGAGGCCACTGTTTATTAGAACATTCCTATATTGTTCTATTTCATCAAGGTAGCTCTCTACTTCATCATCTATTCCTCTCATTTTTCTTACCATCTTTAATCTTTTTTCTTTCTCTTTTAACCAAGAATTTTTATATGTGTTTACCATTTCTTTTAATTTTTGTATTTCATTATGTGGATCATTTTCTGCTTGGTGAACTAATAATCCTTTCTCACCATAAGCAATAGACTCAATCCATTTTGTAGCATCGTAAGGACTGAATCCATTCATTTCCATGACTCTATCAAAAAATAGTTGTTTTAACTCTGGATCAATTACCACTATCATTCTCGCTCCTTTCTAAACTTGTAGTATACCTACCATACCCAAACCATATATAATTTGAGGACGAAGGTCTCTTGTAATTTCCACTCTCACATTATATTCTATACTACTGGAGAATAAAAGTAAACTTATTGAAATTTCTCTTAAATCTATTTGCGCTCTTTGTGGTCTTACAAAGTAAACGGCATTAGTGTTGTTAAATACTATTTTTGATGATCTCAAGCTAGTTACAGTTAATCCATCTATCTGAAAAGATTTATCCCTAATTAGTTGATTTAATTCATAAGTTTCATGTGCTTTACACAGTATTGCTACATTTATATTTCTTTTGTTATATAATTCTGCTGTTAAGCTTCTATTCATATCAATTTCCTCATATATTTTAACATTTTAGGTTCCTTTCTAAACACAAGCCAGTAACAGTGAACTTTTCTAAAACAACCTTGTTTTCCCTTTTGTATTATTTTATTCTTTCTTACTAATATTCCAATATCTTGTAGAGAAAACATATGTTTTCTGGCTAATTTTATTACTTGACAATGAGTATCATAAAACGGTCTTGACCCCGAACCATCGGTAAAATCCTGACATTTGAAAATAAGAAACTTTCTATCTTTAAGTACTCTACGAAACTCTGATAAACTATCATTATACATAGACATTAAATCTTCAAATGTCAGAAAGAATGAAAACCTACCAGACATTTTATCTCTATTCTCTGCCACTCTATTTCTAAACATAAATGGTGGATCAAACACAACACTATTTAAAGAACCATTATCAAATAATAAATGTCTACAGTCGGCTTCTAAGCAATCACTTCTTACTGGGTTTATATCATATTTGTGTTTTGGTTCTTTGCCCTTATACATGACTCCTTTGGAAAATGTTGGGTCTAAGTCATACCACTCACCACTCAAGTATATATCACTTATGGAATTTAATACATCAATATCTTTTTCAAACACGCTTAGATGGGTCATTTTATTTCCAACCTTGAATATCCATTCTCTTTCACCACATGATAAACATTATCTATTTCATCGGCATCTTCTAACTCTGTCCGATGTGATATTATAAAGATTTTTGATTCATCATCCTTTTGTCTTGTTTTTATTATTTTAAATAACTCAGTTATTCCCTTGCTGTCAATAGACGAGTCAAGTAACTCATCAAATGTTAGATAGTCCGGGAAGATACCTGCTTGTAATCTAGCAATATCCAGAAATGCAAATTGTATAGCAATGTCTATTCCTCTACCCTCACCACCGGATAGAGAACCATAAGAAGCATTCGTTACTCCCGGGCCTTTTATTTCTGCATCCAACCACTTATCGAGTATAGTGTAGAACCCATAGTCAACTTCAGATAAGTAGAAGTTTGTCTGTTTGTTCATGTATGGTATTATAGATGATATTGCATGTTGTTTCAAATGTTTATCTTCACATAACATTTTTGTAAATGATAGATAATCTTTTATGTCTACAAATTTTGATTTCTTTTTCGAATGACTTCTTGACTCATTACTGAGTTTCCTTATAAGCGTCTCTTCATCATGTATCATTTCAAGAAGGTCTTTTTGCATTTCTTTTTTCGTGTTGATTTCTTTTTCTAACTCTTTTATTTTTCTTTCCGTTTCTATGACACCATCCATATAGTGCTTCAGTTCATCATACCTCTCTTCAAGCAATCTAATACTATTTTCAGATTCCATCATATGATTTTCTGCAATACTTTTTACTTTTCTTAGACTTATTAATGTCTTATCATATCTAACTATATCATCGTTCCATTTTTCAAATGTTCCATCATCCTCTAAGTGCTTTATTCTACCAAATATACTTACCATCTTATTGAAGGCATCTCTTAGGTAAGTCGCCTTACGATTTAACTCTAAGTACTTAGCCCTGATCTCGGACTGATCTTCCATGAGTTTCTCTTTCTTTTGTTTTTCTCTAGCCAAGGTGCTTTCTAATGCTATTAACTCATTTTTTGTATCATCATATAACTCATCATCGTCAAACTCTCTGCCACATGTTGGACATTTATCTTCATCAAGCAACTGTAATTTGTTGCTTATATTAATAATATTTGTTTCTAGCCTTTGAGTTTCACCATGTATTACTTCTCTCTGTTCAAGTAATACAATTTCTTGATCCTGTAATTCAGACATTTTTTTAAGTGTTTCTGATCTCTTCACTTCAACATCTTCTTTAGAACCATATTGATCTTCGAGAGTTTTCAATGCTTGTATATCAGACTGTGCTTTTTCACGAATTACAAAAGCTTCTCTCAATCCCTTGATTTTTATTTCAATCATGGGCATACATCTGCCTGTTACCCTTGATCTTATTCCAGACCACTGCTCTATTTCTAGTTCAAGTTGGTCAACCTTGTCTCGTGTGTTATCTCGCTCATCGGAATAGTTAGGATAATCTACTTTAAGGTCTTTCAGGTTTTCACGAGCCTCGTTTAACTCACCCTCAGGTGTGAGTAATTTTAAAACCTTCTTTTGAAGGTCTACTATCCTTTGGTCTGAAGTCTTTATGATTGTCTCGTTTGTAGAAATGGTAAGGTCAATCTCTCTAAGCTTATCATTTAAGTTTTTCAGCTTAGAATTACATTTTTCATTAAGCCTGGTATACAAGGATAATCCGAACATCGTCTCCATGAATTTCCTCTTGTCGGGTTTTTTCATGGACAGAATTTTTGCACTTGAATTAATGTTGGAATGTATGAGTGACATGAAGGCAGGAAAGTTAAGTCCTATAATCTCATTCAGAGTATTTTGATAGTCCCTAACATGTGATGGTTTATCAATGAGTGTTCCGTCTTGATATATTTCAAAATTGTCTGGCTTGATAGCCCTAAGTACTGAAAAAACAGATTCACCCTTTTTGAAAGTCAACAAGACTTCACAGTTCTTTCTGTTCTTCCAGTTTATAATTTGTTCTTTCTTAATGTTTCTATGCACTTGCCCAAACAGAGCAAACGGAACCGTTTCAAGGAAGCTAGACTTCCCGGCTCCGTTAGACTTTTGTCTGTCTACATCAATACCAGATACTAAGTTAACGCCTGGTAGAAATGGCACTACTGTTGGTTTGCTTCCAAACGATAGAAAGTTCTTAAACTCTACCGATTCAATTTGTAACTTCATTCGCCCCCGTTAATATATTCCTTGATGTGTTCCTTTCTTTTCTGGTTGTTCATGTTTTTGTTCTATAGCAGGCTTGCTGTTTTTCTTATCCAAATAACCCATAATATTTGGTATTGCTATCACAGCTAATATTGCGATAATTGTAACAACAACCATCACCTCAATAAGAGTAAAAGCTTTTGTATTTCTTATCCATTTTACCATTTGTCGTCTGTGCTCCCGTATTTGTCATTATCCTGTGCATAAGGATCATTATTGTTATCCGGTATCACTGCCGGTGCTGATTTAGTTTTGGTTTTTGTGACTTTCTTTAACTCAGCTTTTGCTTTATTGATAAGTTTTTCTGCTTCGGGTTTTAACTTATCATATGACTCTTTTACCTGTTCGGTATAATTAGTGTCAGATGATGTATCTACAACCTTGGTTTTCTCAGCTTTATCATCACCACAGAAATTAAGGATTATTACACCCCAAAATATCATACCGCCTATGCCTATTCCTTTTCCAGACAATTTTATTCTCCTCTTTGGTTTCTTCTTTTTTGATTTAGCTGTAAAATTATAACTCGATAATAGTTTCTTTCTGGCTTGAGCCTGTTGTTGTGCCACATTCGATCTGATATCCGATGCCATTTTCTCTGCTTGATTTTTTATTCTTTCGGCATCCGCTTTTGCCTTTAGTGATGCTCTACGTGCATCTCGTTTTATTCTTTCTTTGTCTGCTTCTATGTTCCTTTTGATTCTCCGAGTCATCCCAGAAAAATCTTCTAATCCAGTATCCCACTCATCACGTGGTTTTTCAACTCTGGCAAAGTACTCATCGGTACCCCAGACTCTACTTCTATCCACTTTTCCTTTGCCTCTATTGGTATCCCAAATATCAGAAAAATCTTTGTCGTTATAGCGTTTATCCCATTCTTTTGGGTCTATCGGTACCATGACTTATCCTTTCAGGTAAGGGTGAGGCCGTGAAGCCCCACCCATATTTTACTTATCTTCGTTGATCTTCGTAGGTATCCCATTCTTGTTCTTCATGGATTCCATTGGTAAATAGCTTGTCGGCTACCTTTTCCATTTGGGTTCCTTTAAGAAGTTTCTGGAATACTTCGAGGATACTCTCACCACCTATGATGGACAGAGGTGACATGGACTTGGATAGTTTTCCAGCCAGGTCTTTATCAGCAAATGCCTGAAGTGCATGAATGAATTGAGGAGTAATGGCCTTCCCTTTCTCGGCCACCGCTTTCGCTTCCTCTTGAAGTTCCTTAATAGTCATGCTAAGAGCCGCTTCTTTCAGAGCCAGTCTTTGGTCTTCTATTGCTTTCTTTCGTTCCAAATGACCACCTGCCTCAATATTCAGCTTTTCTTGTTCTTTCTCTTCAAGAGCCTTGTTTTCATCAGCAATCTTCTTATCTGCTTCTAACTTGGCCAGGTCATACTCTTCTTGCTTGGCCGCAGTTTTCAAACGACCATTTATCAATTCCAGAGAAGTTTTCGTTTTCTCGTCATTGGTCTTTCGATTTAACTCTTCTCTGGTCTTGAAGTTTTCGGCTTCTCTTTTGGACCGTTCTAACATAAGACTCTGTTTTACCACATCATTCTGATTCTGGGTCAACATTTTCTCAATTTCTCGGTCACCGATTTTGACTCCAAGTACCTCAACCTCATAGATTCTCATTCCGTTCTCTTCGAACAGACGACCAGCACGATTACCCTTTTCATCCTGTTTTCCAAGGAAAGCATTCCGAATAATATCATGGGGGTTATCATAGAAGTCTTCGATTCCATAGGATTTAATCATGGCGCGACCAAGTGATCTCATGTGGTCAGTTAAGAATTTAACATAATTCTCAACATCGAACCATTTTCCATTATCACCTTCAAAGTTAACTCGGTAAGACAGTTTAACATCGACCCTACAACTGTCTTTAGTGATGGCTGTGATAACATCAGATACCTTGTTATTAAGTACTCTCAGATAGGCTGTCTTCAAAACTCTATCATCATTTTTCGGAGTACCCGTTGACAAATCCATATGTTCCAAGGTTTCGTCATACTCAAGTAACTTGGTTGTCGGACCAACAATGACTTCTCTCTTACCGGTTTTGCTAACAACCTTAATAGCATAACCAGTCCAGACATCAATCATAACTGCACCGTCATATTTTGTATCCAGAGTCAGACTTCGAGGTTGTGTATATGTTTCTTTTCTTTCGAAAGAATCATCAATCAAACCACGACCGGCTCTTTCCTCGTCCCATCCTCTATCAGGACCGGCGGCAAGTGCGGCAGTTTCCATACCACGTCTACCTCCCATCATTCTCTTGAGCTTGGCATCACTTACATATGTTTTGGTGGCTGATTCCTGCATCTGAGCCAAATTGGCATTGTAGTCAAGAGCTTCTTGATTACCAGGGAACCAAACTTTGACTTGTTTCAGATCAATGACTCGTCTTACGAGTACTTCGGTTCGTGGGTCTGGTAGATACATTTCAGGACCAGTTACAAGTTTGATTTCACCTGTTAGGCGATTAAGGACATATCGTCCTTCACCGGCGGGGATGGCAGTAGCAAAATGGATATGCTCATTACCATATTTCATAATGGCGTGTTCTTCACGTGGGAAGTAGATCATTTTTTCTTTACCTGTGATAAAGAGTTCATCACCTACCTTATGATCGTCATATTCTGCAATGACTTTGATATAAAGACCACTGATTGGACTCAATTCAATGGCTTTGAATTTTCGGCTTCCACCTTTTTCAACGAAAACTTCGGTTGGCTCAGGAAATACAACATCTGGGCCTTTGACATATCGTTTTCCACCATTCTCGTCTTTGAGAATACCATACTCAAGTCTTTCAAGAGTCAAAGCATCTCTAACATATTCATCATTTTCGTCTCGCACGACTTCAACACCTGTCGGTGGAATATAGAACGATACTTCGGTGCCTTTAATGATGAATAGTTTACCCATTGTAATATCGGGTGTTTTCATAACTTCTTCACCACCATCTTCACCACCATCAGCACTCTTAATGACTGCTTTGTCCCAGTTAGCACGGGCTGACTCTTCATCATATACCCGAACAACCAAATACTGATTTGATCTAAGGATATGACCCTTAATGGTTCTAACCATCTGCCCAGGCCATAGAGCAAAAGAAGTCGGACCCGGAATATTGACTTTACGACCAATATTCAGTCCACCCCTTAAATCATCGGCTTTCCCACCTTGTGGTTGCTGATCGTTAGCGGCAGGATTTTTAAGTACTAGGTACCAACCTTCTGGGGCAGTGGCAAAGTTTCGAATAGCATTGTTCATATCAGCACGAACAAACTTTTTCGTCCTATTGTCAAAAACCACCAGTTGATCGGTACCAGCCAAACTTGTTTTCAGAGGACCAACATGGACGTTGACATTTCCTTTTGTCTGATCGCTTACATAAGCATACTCGTTTGGCGCAACTACGAGGTCACGTTCTCTTCCGTGACCCGGACTTTCACTTTGATATTCTCTTCTTGAGTTCATACACATTCTCCTTTGTTATAGGTTATCGCTTAATTTCTTTGTCTCACAAACTGATTTTTCATATTGTATATCATCCGCATCTTTATGTGTTAAGGGCCTATCTTGTGACGCCGCAGATTCCACGATAGCTATAGCACTCTCACATCCCCTAGCCATTTGTTTTACATCTCTATATTGTTCCAGAGGTAGTAATTCACCTCTATCAATTACAACTCTTTCTTTTTCTTTAACTTGTTCTTCAATTATTGCCATTAACTTCACTCTACTATCGAAATTTTTTATTGCCAGTTTTTCCGTTTCTTCTTGAATTTCATCTAAATCTTCACCTGTTGCCTGTTTAATAATTTTCTTATACCAATTAAAGTCTTGACCACTAAAATTTGCTTTTTTTGCTTTTAATTGTGCATCTGTACTGTTTGCTACATCTGTTGGTATCAGTATGTTTTCATTACAGAACTTTATGACATTTGCCACATCTATAAAAGGTGTTTTATTTTCATCTGGTCTAACACCTCTTTTTCCAACCGCTTCCCTTACAGACATGAGTCTTTTTTCACCATATGTGTCCATAGCTTTGTCGTGCATTGCTTTTTCTTGAGTAGTCATAAGATCAAATGATGCCTGAGCTTCATCATCCCCCTCACTGTAATTACAACCTTGTATAGAAAAAATTAATATCATCAACATCAATGCCGATAAAACAGCTTTAAGATTTTGTATCATTTTCTAAATCCTTATCTATTTCTTTTAAAAGAGTTTTAAGTTCTCCATCTTGTTCCTCTTGCCAATCTTGCCAAGTTTCCGGTAACTTTCGTTCTGGTTTCTTTGGTCCGGTTGGCCATGCCACAGTTGATCCACCTATTGCTAATGCAACCAGTATACTCGCAACTATAAGTAATGCGGCCCATGCTAATGTACCAATCATTACTTCAAAAGATAAAACCATGCATCCCCATAACCAACTCATAACTAATAATCCCTTTCCATTATAATAATATATTCATCTACTGACTCATTTATTATAATTTGTTTGAAAATCCATCCTGATTGAGAATTGTCATTCAAACACTTTTGAATAAATGTTTTAGCCGCACCAGATATTTTTTCTGATAATATTCTATATTCTTTCATTATCCTCTTTCTGCCTCATAGGCTGACAAGGTTGATAGCGCTACTCGTTCTGCCCATCTTGGATCATCCTCATTTAGAGTGACTTCAGAGTAAAAGTCCTCTATTGTATGACCACGAATTTTGTATGGTGTAGTGGCATCGAAGTCAACATCGGTATGTTTTAACTCATGCCTAACCAATCTTTTCTTATCTTCAAGTTCCATTAAGTCCCAACATTTTTTGTCGAGCCTGACAACATAGTCAAAACCTTCATCAGTACCCGCCTCGTCAATCATAAAAAACCTAGTCAATTCATTGGGTTTTTGAATTGAACCAAGTATAATTTTCCCACCAGACATTCTCTTTTTTAAGTCAAATATAATTTTAATGTTACACCCTGCCAATTCAGGGAAATGTGCTTCTCTAACTGTACGCATAACATTATAAGACTCTCCATTACCATCTTCAAATCTCATTAATCTCTCCTCCACATTTTCAATTCTTTGACTTATTATACTACAAAACGAGATAGTTGTAAATCAGACCTTAAACAAGTCAGGATCAAGATATTCATCCTTATCTTCTTTACTATCTTTAACTACATCCAGATTTAAAATTCGTTTTTGCCACTCTGGTAATAGATTATACAGTTTTTCTATGATTACTTCCATAGTATCAAGTCTTGTCTTCATATCCTTTACGGATACCCATTCTCCATCTACTCTTAACTGTACATCATCGTTAAATTTCATAACCTCTTCCCCGTTCAAACTTATTCCTTCATGTTTTGGTTGTTGCCACATACCTATTGTATGATTATGTGTATGTTCCTGTGGTGGCTGATCTGCTCGTAGCATTTCTCCATCAGTACTATAATAATACCATTTTTGACTATCACTTGCTGTTGATGTTGTATAATAATTTGTTGATGTTGTGTATGAATCATTCCAATTTGTCGTCATTGCCATTCTTTAATATCTCCTCGACCAGTTTTGGTATGTCGAACTTATTCATCCACATACAGTTCCAACAAAGGGTCTTTATATTCAAACCTTCTTTACACTCTCCTTTGTACCCACACCAGTCTTTCTTACTTAATACTACATTGATTTTTCTTACTCCTATAAACTCTCCCGTTGGCTCGTTAGCCATTTTCGATTTCCTCCGTTAGTTTGAACATTATATCTAACAGTGTTTTTTCCTTTATATTTTCTGGCTTATCAACCTTACCAACATAATCTCTTATGATTTCAGTGTGATCTATCATATCCGGTATATCTTCTTCCGGTTCATCATCTACCTCATACGACACCTTAGAAAAATCTACATGTATTTGGTGAGGATTTCTACTCATTACATCCTCAATAATATACTCATTTTCCCTCGTCCCATAATCAGATTCAAACGTCAGTTTTATGATGTTTCCCTCTATAGCCTTTTTGCTGATATTTTCTGTATTCATTTTGACAAAATGCGGGTATTTTTTGAACTCTACGAACTCAATTTCTCCGTCCTCAAATATATAATATCCTCGAGTACTATCGGCATCATGGAATGTTTGTTGATATGGTGATCCAAGGTAAGTGATTTTACCTTGAGTGGAAGGTGTGTGGAAATGACCAGAATATACTTTCTGGAACTGACTGAATATAGATGGGTCATCCCCTTTTTTGCAGACGTACGAATCATTCATGTGGAATCCACTAATTGCAAAATGCCCCATGCAGTACTTTATATGAGTTGGATGTATTTCACCACCCCATGGTACTAGCACAATATTATCTAAAAATGTTGTGCTTTGTACTAAGTGGACATTCTTATCATGTCTGAACATTCGTAGGCTTGTTGGTTGAATTTTGTTTTTATAGTAGGTATCGTGATTACCCACTATTATATATAAATCTAGCCCATAGAGAAGGTCTACTATCTCTTGGGCTACTGTTTGAGTCTTGGTGTTTATTGCCTTCCTATTGTGAAAGAAGTCACCAAGATGTATAATGCTTTTTATTTTTTCTTTATGACATGTCTGTCTTATGTCATTAAATAACTCTAATACGACATTGTGCCACACGTCTGAGTCATTGTATAAACCCAAATGTGTGTCGGTAACTAACAAGTGCTTCACAGTTTACTATCCCCCGTTACTTCTTTGCTTTTGCTTTCTTTTTCTTCCTTGGGCTTTCGAATTGTCTTAACATTCTATAGTCAATTCCTTTAGCTGTGTAATGGACACCATTGAGGTCTTCGTCCAAAACAAAAGCCTTCTTATAACATATATCTTTTATCTCACTGTGCTTATTTTGCTTTCTGATATAGTTAATGAAGGCATTATGTATAATTGTAGTGAAGTAAGCAAACGGATTCGGTTGCTTTTGTTTGGTTGGATCAAAGTTGTGCATGTATTTGAAGCAGGTAAGTACTGCTTCCATAATCATATCTTCTTTCCACGTATAGCTAGCAAAACTACCCTTATTTGAATAGTTTGATGCTATTTGAAACACCATTTTACCAAGCTCTTCACTAATTACTCCACTCTCTTTATAATCCTCTACCTTTGGTAGTAAGTCCTTATTACGGACATAGTATCTTTCTTTACCCATTCCCCCTTTCTTCTCCCGACTTTTTTACTTATTATATCAGAGCAGTTAGTAAAAGTAAACTGTTATTCTAATGCTTTCGTAAAGTCTACATTTTCGGGTTCTTCTAAGCATAGCTTTTCTTCCAACATTTTATTTCTCTTCTGAACCTCTTCAAATATGTCACTTACCTTAACTAGTACTTTTTCATATTTATTTCGCTGTCCCTCATAATCTTGCTGAATACCTATTGCTCTTTCTGAGTAATCCATTAGTAGTAGAGTATTTCTTTTAGGTGCGCAATCATTCACTGTTTTTGGTTGGTTGCTACCTTTAACTGACCAAATTGTTTGAATAAACATTGGACATATTACTCTACTATCATCATCCACTGACCAAAATGGACATGTTTCTCCCATACAGGTTGGTTCTAATTCACGTTTTATCATTTTATCTCCTTTTAAGTTCTTTCACAAATTAATCCTACACGAGACTCTGGTCTATAAGTACTTACCGAACCGCTCGTGTCTGTATTCGATGGTGTTAGTGTATAACTGGTCGCACTATATGTATGAGAACTATGGTATCCTACAACTTCATCACCACCGGAACGATTGCTTCCAAAAGAGTTTGAATAGTTTTGTCCTACAGTTCCACTTGTAGAGTGAGTATGATTGCTCAGTGTATGTGCGTGGGTTGGTGTGCTCCAACTACCATATACCGTACCACCTACCGCATAAGTACCACCTTTAACCGCAAGTAGTTCATCTCCAGCAACAGCACTTATGCTCCATCCATCTGGTGCTGAGCTATCATAAATCCACATTTCTGTGCCTAAAGGTGTATCAACATACCTACTAGAACTTACCCAATCTGTATCATTTGCTATCCATAAATCTTCTGTTGTTTCATCAAATACTATCTTGCCCTCATCATTAGGTACCCATGATAAAGCACTAGCGTCTAATACAGTCTGTGCTTTAAAATATCCTTGCATTTCAATGCCATGAAAATCCATTGTTTTTCTCCTTTAATTTTTTGTACAAATTATACCTACATGTGATTCTGGTCTGTACCCTGCTACACTACCACTACTATCAGTTGTGCTCGGACTCGGACCAGTTGACCCTATATCATATGTATGATAGTGAGTGCCTACTCCTGCGACATAATCATCACCTTTATGTATGTAACGATTTAACGTAGATGTGTTTCCTGCAAAGCGGTGAATATGACTGTTTAAACTATGTGAGTGATTTGGCATAGTAAAACTACCTGCGGCCGCACCACCTGTGGTATAAGTACTACCGCCTTCAACTGCGAGTAACTGGTCACTTGGTGTTCCATTTAAAGTCCATCCATCTGGTGCTGAGTTAGCATAAAACCACATTTCTGTTCCTATGGGTATATCTCCGTTTTGACCGGCTGATTTCCACTCGGAACTATCAGCTATCCACAGTTGTTTTGTTGTTTGGTCATATACTATTCTCCTTTCATCACTAATAGTATATGGCAGAGTACTAGCATCTACCACTATTTGAGCTTTATACTCTCCTTTCATTGTAATTCCATGAAACTTCATTTTATTTTCTCCTTATCTTGAACATAGTATTCCTACACGGGCTCTTGGTCTATAAGTACTCGCCGAACCACCTATACCCGTTACATTAGTACTTGGACCAGATGTTGCTGAACTAATAGGGTGGTAGTGATTCGGTAATCTGGACCATGTTGATGTATCATATGAAGAATTATTAGCACTTGGTGGACCTGTATTACCCTGTGCTGTATGTGTATGGTTCTGTAATGAGTGTTGATGAGACGGTGTGGCCCATGAACCCTTTACCTGACTACCTACATTATAAGTAGAACCACCTTTAATTGCAAGAAGTCTATCACCACTTGATGCGAATAAAGACCATCCATCTGGTGGAGAATCAGCATAAACCCACATTACCGAGTTTTCTGGAATATTGTTATATTCTCCCGTTGATTTCCAATCTGTATCATCTGCTATCCATAATGACTTTGTTGCTTCATCATATACTATTCTTCCTTCATCGTCCGATGTATATGGTAGAAAACTAGCGTTTGCTACAATCTGTGCCTTAAAATATCCTTCCATTTCAATGCCAGAAAATTTCATTTTTCCCTCCTTTAACTACAGTGCTTAACGAGTGTATTGTAATAACAACCTACCCTACATGAACTCACTGCAGGACAATCATTACACTCTGTTCTTAAATTTTTAATGCATTCTGTTTTAAAACCATGTGATGGTGTAATATATTCATTCATTAAATCCACTACTGTTTTTAATTCACCACTCTCCTTTAAAACAGAACCTAGTTTTATCCTAGTTTGATTACAATACCAAAAATCCCAATTCCAATCTATCAATCCAATATCAGGACACTGGCAACATGAAACACCAAAGTGAAAATTACCAAGATCAACGAGATTTAATTCATCTAGCATTTCTTGTGTGAAAAAACAGGCTGGAAATTTATGATCTGTTGCCCATTGTATACCTCTATTCTGTAAAGCTGGTATAATTTCTTTGATAAATTCTAACCATATTTTTCTGTAAATGTTTAACTCTTCTTGATTAAATAAATCAACTTGCGTATCACATGATATTAAGTATTGAAGATCAGTATCATTTTGATAATCCATACAGTCATACATCTTTTGAAGTGTTTCTTTATATCCCCATGGAGTTATTACAAAATGTAGACATAACTGTTTAACAAATTCTTTATACTGTTCGTACTGATCTAAGTCAAATACATAACCATTTATGATATACCCTATTTTATCTTTAAAATGCTCTTTGATTATATTTGGATGTTTAGTAATTTTATTCAACCTTGATCCATTGGTAAAAATATCTACTAAACCATAGTGTTTAGATGCTTCTAAAGCAATTTCAATTATTCTTGGATGAAGAGTTGGTTCTCCTCCCATAATTTTACAGACCACACCTGATAAATTAATAGAGTTTTTTCTTACAAATTCTATAAAAAGGTCTGCATCCATCACCCCTTTATCTCTTGCTTCTGCATTAAAGCAGTGCTTACAAGTCGCATTACAGTTTTCCGTCAACACATACCTATGCGCTAATTGTCTCACAATTGTCTCCTTTTAAGTCCATCAATCTGTGTAACGCTAAGGACTAGACTATACCGGTATCTTTTGTAGACCCGTCAGATTGAAGTGATATTTTGTTTTCTACTTCTCTTTTGGTCTTGGCAAGCTCACTACTCATTTCTAAGAATTTCATTTTGAGCTTGTCCATTGACCGTTTCTTAATTCTAAATTTCTTTTCCAAGATAGAGCTTTCTACACTATCACCGAGTATGAAATCAAATTTTGACTTCCTCTTCAGTAACTTATTTAGCGCATCTATCTGATTAACTACGTCACTTTCTAATTTAAATTCCTCTTGAACCTTGCGTACAAGTTCCTTGTTCCCGGTATCCTTATCAACGATGCCGATATTTAAATTTCTGAAATCATCTATGTATTTTTTAAATTTCATTATGGTGTTATGCTTATTGACTCACTTTCAGAACTTGAACTTCTTGAACTTGATGACTCACTTGAACTTGAACTGCTTGAACTTAGTGAACTACTGCTCGATGAAGTACTGCTCGATGAAGTACTACTCAATGAACTGGAACTCGTGCTAGAACTACTGCTCGATGAAGTACTGCTCGATGAAGTACTGCTCGATGAACTAGAACTGCTACCCGGACAGATGAACCCACCACTAACCATTAGGAAGTTATCAAATGCCGCTGATACACTTGGTGTTGAATCACTATTATCTAAATACAATCTTACATTTACAGGGTTAATGGTCTCTAATGTATAAGGACCACCGACTGGAACCCAAGCTGATCCATTCCAATAATATGACTGCCAATCCTGACCGATTCTGGTGATTCTAAATGAACCGCTAGTTGCTGCTGCTGTGACATTTGTATTACTAACTATAGTAGCACCGGATACTAGTTCTTCTGTTATTGTAGTTGTATAGGCTCTCTTATAAATTCTTGTGCCTTTGGTGTCGTTAAATTGTAGTACTTCAAATCCTACATTCCATCTGGACGTTGGGTCTGTTGATATTTCTCTCCAGTCAGTTTGAACATCAAAATTTTCAAGTGGTTGTATAGCCCATCTTGATTTTATCTTAGATAGATTTTCTATACTATCTACGCCCATTATAAGTTCGCCGCCGCTTATTATCATAATACCTGCCGAAGTTGGATATGTCCATTTTTGTGTATCAGGTAGTGTTCCATCTGGTTGATCGAAATCATCATCTGGTGTAATATAACAAGAGAAACTACTACTTGATGTTGAACTACTGCTCGATGAGTCAGAACTACTGCTCGATGAAGTGCTACTTGATGATGAACTTGACGATCCACTGCTCGAAGAGCTAGAACTGCTAAGGCTCGAACTCGATGAACTCGAACTTGAACTCGATGAAGTACTGCTTGAACTCGATGAAGTACTGCTTGAACTAATTGATACACTGCTTGAGCTAGAACTAGTTGAACTCTGACTCGATGAACTGAATGATACACTACTTGAACTAGATGAACTCGAAGAAGTACTTGAACTTGAGTAAATGAATCTTTCTTCTAACCACTGTATAAATGCATATAATTCTGCTTCATCTGTTCCACAAGATAGATTTTTATATCTTCTTCTAAGTCTTGTTGCTTCCCATGCCGCCATTAATTAAAATACCTCTTCTAAATATATTGCCATTTATTCTATTTATCCTTATGCTGTACTACTGCTCGAACTACTTATGCTTGATGAACTAATGCTTCTTTCAAATGTAATTAAATTATCAATTAAGGAATGATAAGTTGCTTGTCTCCAATCTACATTTCTTTCAACTTTAGAATATCTACATTCAAAAACTTTAACAATTCCATAAAGTGTTGAGCCATGAAAAGTATTACCGTAAGCAAATTTAACTGCTTGTCCTGAATCAGTTATTCCATTTAATGCTCCTGCTCCACCTGAATCTTTATCCCAAGATGTTTCGTGATTTTGATTAAAAACTATACTTGGATCATTTCCGTCTCCTGGATAATAACCACCAAAATAATTTACTCCAGTAGGAATATCCAATCTTGCATAACGTGTATAAGTAGTATTAGCTACTTTAAAACCAAAAAATGGCCCTATAGTTCCATTGATAATAAATCCCCATCCTGCCGTGTTGCCAGAATTAAATTTATTAAATACTTCTGTAGTTACTCCTGAATTATTAAAATCATAAAATGTTTCCACAGTAAAATTAGAAAGTAAACTTTGTTCCGCACTATCAGCAACATCCCCACGCTCATTAGTACCACCAAAATCCCATCCTTTAAGACCATCTACATTTTCTATCAAATCTCCGTTT